TCGTTGATTATCTTGTATCACACCATATAGGCACTCTTGCTGTAGGCTACAACAAAGGATGGAAGCAATCCGTCAATATGGGCGGAGTAAACAATCAGAAGTTTACATTCATCCCTTTTTCGAGGTTGAGAAGCTGCCTTAGATACAAGTGTGAACTTGCAGGTATCAACTATATCGAACATGAGGAAAGTTACACTAGCAAATGTGACGCTCTGTCTATGGAGGATATATGCAAGCATGATATCTATCTCGGTAAGCGTGTCAAGCGAGGACTGTTCAAGTCGGCAATTGGAAAGGTTATCAATGCTGATGTGAATGGTGCGCTTAATATCGGTAGAAAAGTATTCGGTGATTCATTTGTGATAGCCGATAGTGGGCGTTGGTATCGCCCCGAACGGATTAACGTTCTAAAATGTATGTGTGAAAATGTACATTAATGCCTAACAATGTACATTAATACCTCATGAAAAAAGAAGCATACATAAATGAAAACACTCCCGAACTAAGGGATTGGCTAAAAGGACAAGGACTTATACCTGAAACATATCCTGATTGTTGTGATTACAATGGTCTGACTGCACCATATCCAAATTCATTTGGAGAAATGACAATGTATAAAGATGGTGTTAGGTATGAAGAGGATGATGATTTTGAGGAATTTATCATCTGTGAAAACGAAGAAATGTTTAAGGAAACCGTAATAGAACTATTAAATAACAATAAATATGAAAACATTTTTTGAGTGTAAAATTCGCTACGAAAAAGTAGCAGAAAATGGGATGAATAAGAAAGTAAGTGAGCAATATCTGATTGATGCGCTTAGCTTCACTGAGGCGGAAGCACGTATTATATCGGAAATGACACCGTTTATCAGTGGCGAGTTCACTGTTTCGGACATTAAACGCTCCAACTACAGCGAACTGTTCCCATCTGAAGAAGATGCAGCCGATCGCTGGTTTAAGTGTAAGCTGTTCTTCATTACTCTGGATAAAAAGAGCGGAGCGGAGAAAAAGACATCATGCTATATGCTTGTTCAAGCAGCCGATTTGAGAGATGCTGTAAAGAAACTAGACGAAGGAATGAAAGGCACACTAGCAGACTATGTAATTTCGTCCATAGCCGAAACCGCCATCATGGATGTATATCCGTATGAAGCGGAAAATGATTCCTGCTTATCGGAATACCCAAGTGGACACAAGACGGAAGCTGTCATAGGCGGAAAGAGCGTCATTGTAGACAAAACGGGAAATTCAACTGTAGTTTTACCTAGTTAAATTGTATATATATGGCAAACGAACAACAAAATCAGGTTTTCCATCATTGGAGAACTGGAAGTCAATCTGATTATGTAGGAGTAGAAATACTTCCTAACGGTCAGTCTATCATCGCTACAATATCCCATATCGTATGGGATGAGAATGCAAAGGTACAAGGTAGTAAGAAACCATCATGGATTGCTTACTTTAAAGAAACAAACCTTGTTCCTAAACCTATGCTATTGAACAGTACGAACCGCAAACGCCTTACAAAGCTGGCACAAACTGATTATCCTGAAACCATCCATGATTTCCGTGTAATATTATGCAAGGAACTGACACGTGACCCAAGCGATGGAGGAAAGGTCTACGGATTGCGTATAGGGCGTGATGTTCCGCCACCACCACAGAAAGAGAAAATGACGGTGAACTCTGATAAGTTCAAGGCTGCATTGGAAGCATTGAAAAGTGGGAAATGCGACATTGGATACATCACGGCAAGCTATGATGTGGACGCGGAAGCTATGAAATTGTTTAACGAAGCGACTAAGAAATGATGGAAGCGGAAGAAAAAGAAAAATTATGGCTTATGAAGAGGTGTGGTAAAATCACCTCTTCCGCCATTGGGAAACTTATGGTTTCCGGGAGAAGGGAAATGACACCTTCCGAACTAGATATTGCAAAAAAACAGGGTGTAAAGAGAAAGACAGTTGATGTTCCTTTTGGGGATACAGCTATATCTTATCTTTATCAGGTTGCAAGGGAAAGAAGGTTAAACAAACCATGCCGACATATATCCACTTCTGACATGGAGTGGGGAAAGGATCATGAAAAAGACGCTATCGAGTGTTTTAACCATAACACGTTCTCCAGACTAATGTCCTGTGCGGATGATTTTGACGAAATTGTTTTTGTCGATAATATCTATGATGGATATGGCGATTCTCCCGATGGATATGGATTTGATGTCAATGGTAAATTGTCTTATATAGCAGAAGTGAAATGCTTTACTTCTGAAAGTAAGATTGAATATTTGAGAGAAGCCACAAAGGAACAGGCGATAGAGGAATACTATTGGCAGCTAATGTCGCATTTTCTTTCCCATCCCGATGTAGATAAAATGTATTATATCGTATATGACGGCAAGTCAGATGATGATCCGTTTGATTTACGCCCAGTTAACGATCCGTCAAGACTTTTGTATTGGGAACTTGACAGATGCGATTATAAAGACGATATAGACAGGATGGAAGATAAGTTACAAATGGCCCTAGCTTATCTTTCACTCAACGAACGTGATGCAAAAAAATACCCAATAAGCAAAGTAAATGACTACATTAATCAAGCACAACAAACCTAATCGTGGGGATGAAATAATCATCCCCTATCTTGCCATAGAAAACAATATCAACTTTATCATGCTCAATGGAGGTGTAGGTGACGTTGAACTTATGGACGGAACAAAATGTAAGTCAATAAGCTGCACTCCTATCAAATTTGATGATGCAGGAGATGATATATATCGTATATATGGCATAGGAAAAGAAGCATGGAAAATGGCATGGCTGAAAAGAGTACATGCCATGAGTGATGAAATTGTAAAACTAAAGTTAGATTTCAATGCCAGCAATTAGCGAATTATGGATAGATTATCCAATATCTTACCGTGACGAAAAAGGAAGGTTCGTCAAAGGTCATAATTATGGATTCAAGAAAGGAAGGAAAGTATCGGATGAGGAACGTGAAAAGAAAAGAGTTATTATGAAGGAACTCATAAAGAAACGAAAGGAAAACGGTTCTTATTTCGGCCATAGAAACAATACAAGGGCTGTCATTGCGATAGAGGATGGCACGAACAGATTCCTATGCTTTGAAGCCTGTTGTGACTGTGAGAGGAAATTAGGTATGCCACAACGCTCATGCAGTTCTTTCTGTAAGGGGAAAAACGGGCATAGATGGAGAAACTTTAAATTGTTTTACGAAGATGAATACGGATTATGTTGACAAATTTGAAAACTACGACAGGAAGCTAATCAAACTAAATAGTGACACTGCCATTTTGCTGCATATATTTAAGAAAAAACCAAACCACCACTTCGAGGATTGGATGGTTCTTCAAGACAATGAGGAATACTTCAAAAAGGAATGTGTTCCTGATTACGAAGATGCCGCTAGGCAGTTTGTCAAGCAGTTTGAAGGAGAAGAGTGCATGGCTTTTGTGATTGCATTGAAAAACGAACTTGAAAGAATGATACAAGAAGATGAGTACAAACGAAATCAGGCTAAGGGATTACCAGGAGGTGGGGATAACCCGTCTGAGAAATGCCCTAACTAATCATAAGCACGTCATATTCTCTGCCTGTGTAAGTTACGGCAAAACGGTCATAATGAGTTTTATGGCTAAAGGTGCTGTCGAAAAGGGGAATAAGGTGCTTATCGTATCCCACAGATCGGAACTTATGACACAGACAGGGGGAACGTTGGAAAGAGTTGGCATACAGGCTGAATACATCTCTCCTAAACACAGGAATATACCCAAAGGTCTAGTAGTATCCGCAATGGCTCAAACTCTCCGTAGAAGGCTAGAAAAGCCCGAATGGGTTGAATGGGTTAAGAGTGTATCTCTCTGCCTAATAGACGAAGGGCACACCTCTGATGCGGACTTTCTCTTTGAATCTGGTTTGCTTGATGATAAGTATGTAGTAGGTCTTACAGGAACCCCGATGAGAAGTGGAAACCAAAGGCAGCTTGGCATGAACTATGAAGAGATTGTAGAAACCGCCCAGATACAGGATATGATGGACCGGGGAAACATAACCAAGTTGAGAACGTTTACGGTTGATGCGCCCGACTTGTCTAAGGTTAATACCGATTATCGCACAGGTGATTTCGATAGCAGGCAGATGGGTGCGGTGTTCAACAAGTCTGTACAGTACAAGGGGGTGATTGAAAACTATATGCGTATCTGCCCGATGAAAAAAGCAATCTGTTTTGATGCCACACAGGCAAATGCGATAAGGATGTGCGCTGAATTTAATGAAGCTGGCATTCCCGCAAAATTCCTCATATCAGGTATAGATAAGAATAAGCCGGATGAGTTAGCATTATATGAAAGATACAAGCATCTTACAGGAAACAGGGAACAGCTTATCAAGGATTTCCATGACGATAAATTCACCGTTATATGCAACAGTGGTATCTTATCTACGGGATACGATGAAACAAGTATAGAGGTTTGCATATTAAACCGTGCTACACAATCCGTTCAGTTTTATATCCAGGCAACTGGCAGGGCTATACGGCTTCACCCAAATAAGACAGAAGCATTTCTCCTAGACTTCGGTGGTAACATATCACGGCTCGGCAAGTTTGAGAAAGAACGTAAATGGGCTTTATGGCATAACAAGGGGAAATGTGAAGGGATACAAGGAGTGAAAGAGTGTAAACAGTGTGGTAAATATATTGCCATAACCGCTTCGGAATGCCCTTTCTGCGGATATGTATATCCTACCGAAAAGGAGATAAGGATGGCGGAACTGCAAGAACTGGTAGGAGATTTAAAGTTCGAGCAAATGACGCCTACTCAATTTTTCCAGTATGCGGAACTTAAAGGATACAATACTTATTGGGCAATACGGCAGTTGTATATCAGAAATACGGAAACTGATTTTCGTAAAGCCATGAAAGAATGCGGATATTCCAGCAAGTTTATATGGGGTTATATTCAAAGAAACAAAAAATAACATTTAATTATGGGAAAAAATTTACTTAACAGCGATGGTAAAATTGCCTTGTTTCACGAAACGATAAGGCTTGACTTTAATCTGCCCAAATACTCCGTTATAGAGCAGAAAGATCCTAATCCAAGTGTAATGTCTTATGATTTTCTTAAACAGTACATGGAAAGCAATGATAAGGAGGGAGTGGCGGAATTTAATCTTACCGTTTCACCGACAATGCTTGATTCTGTAAAAACAAACCAGGAGCATAAGCAAGTAAGACCCTTCCTTCTTGATAGAAAACATAAGGAAAACTCATGGTTTAAAAAGATTAAGGATTATATAGACGAATACAGAAGATCCAAGTTTGACGTAATACATTTCTTTTCTGAGGTGAAGATACAGACAGAAAACGAAATGAAGCAATACAGGGATAGGATAAAAGACTATATACTGATGCTAGGTTATGCTGAAAGATCCGGTCAACACGCCTTGAAAGAAAAACTGTTCCGAAACATGGTGATATGCAAATACGAAAGCATATTGTTCAGCAAAGGATTATACAAGGCTATATCAGAGGAAAATCTTATGAAGTTTGCAAAAGGATGTCCGAAAAATCTATGCCTTGATTATATTTCTGACTATACTAGAATCATACCATTTGACATAATTAGGAAAAAGACTGACATAGACAAATATGAAATATTCGACAACTATGTTATCCTCCATTATGACTTTGATAACAACGGAACAGATTTACCGTCTGACAAGAAAAAAGAAGAGGTGGAAAAAAGAAAAGACCCTATTCTGTTTGGTGTTATTGCAGGAAGCAACAAACTATACTTCATCGGTGACTGGATTGACGAGTATTGTGATTTGCGGTTCGATGATGTAGTAAAACAATGCACGGACGATTTCTTGTCAGAAAACATTTCTTTGGATGATCTTACAAAATAGCAACACAAAGCCTTGCAGGAACGGAGAGTGTTGCTGCTGTCGCTGCAAGCATAGATATACGGTTATTGTGGACGGTTTGTTTGTTGGATATGTCTGCTATATTCCTTGGTTTGAAAAAAACGTTGCCATGAAGATAAGAAACAGCGGACATGATATGTGTGAAGGATTTGAGATGGTTGATAACAAACTTTAACCTTTTATTCTTCTCACATATCCCATTTCGTGATACCTTTGCCAAATACAATTTTTTTTTATTATGGTTGAGGAAAAACGGTCTGCGGAAGAAAAGAAAATGCAGAAAGATATAGTAGTTAGTTATAGGAACGAGAAGGAAGGTAAAGGATGCAGGGGATTGCTTGTAGCGTTCTTTTCCGAACTTCTCCATCCTGCTGTAAGTGGTAACAAGTCGGCTGAGTTCCGTGCTCTAGGGGCAAAGAAAAGTATGCCTGACCTTGCTTATATACATGACGGTAAGATATATGGCATAGAACTTAAAATGCCTGACAGTAACCATGACCGTAATCACATAATAGAACAGGCTGATGTGATGGCTACATATTTCTTTAGAGGATATTTCGTATGGTCTAAGGAAATGTTGTGGAATATTCTTGACGCTATTGAGCGTGGTCAGCCAGGAATGTCAAATACACTACAAATAAAAGATTATTGTATGCGTAACAGCACTACAAAAGTAAGTTTTGAAAAAATAATTAAAGAGTTGTTTCAATGAATAAGATAGTTTTTGATAGAAAAGTTTTATATTCAACGTTAAACTCAGCCAAAGCCTGCCTTTCCGATACAGGCTTGACGATATTGAAATGTTTCCGTTTTAAATATGTAGCATCAGAAAATTCAATAGAGGTTACTTCATACAATAACCTTAATGAGATGCGTTTGATCATTCCAGTTGTTGATTCAGACTGTAATGACGGACAGGAGTTTGCAGTAGACGGAATAAGACTTGTAAAGCTGCTCAAAACAGTAAAGGATTCCATTGTTACGGTAAAGATATATGATAAGGATATAATATTCTCTTACAATGGCAGTGAAGCGTCTTTCTTTGCGGAAGATGTAGAATCTTATCCTGATATTAAAATGGGTAAGCGTGGTACCGGGATAAGGGTCAACTTGAACAGGAATGATCTGTATAGAGCATTAAAAAGGAACATAGGATTTAATGATATCAGTGACGTTGTGACCAGCCTTAGTGGAGTGGGGATAAATTTTATTTGTTCCAATAATTGCATTGATATATGTTCGTCCGATAAGATTGTATTTGTAAGAGATGTTATAGAATGTCAGCCGGATATATCCAAGGACTTGTGCATAAATGTAATGCCTACTTCGGTAAAGGAAGCGTTATCTTTTCTTGAGATGTTGTCAGAAGAAAATGTAACTGTTTCTGTATCTGATGATGAAAGGGTGATGTCTATATATTATGGGGATTTCGGTTCTGTCTTTAATTGTACGCTGATGGAGGTTAAGTTTGTAAACTACACACCATTGGTAAACAATATAAAATCAAACTTTAATTACTTTATTAAAGCAAGAACTAGCGACTTGATAGATTCCCTTTCAAGAATAAAGGTAATGTCAGATGTGTATAACATATCACATTTTGTTTGCAGGGAGGGAGATAATAAAATGGATATAACATACACAAATGATGCAGGGTATAAAATATCGGAAAATGTCGGAATTGAAGGATATTGTCAAGGGCGTTTGGATTGCAATCTGAATATTGAAAAGATGATTAACGCATTGAAAGTGTTCCCTGGGGATTATGTCACATTGGCATATACCAATCCTGAGAATAATGCTCCTATATGTATCATTAATGAAGAGGGTAATTATAAATTAATGGGCGTAGTAAACATTTTTAAGAGTTGATAACTATTGTTTAACCTATCGAATATACAGTTTTATTATTTTTGCAACAAAAATATATAACTCATGGAAAACGAAGAAAGAACAATTCAGATTCTCGCTGAAACAATAGATAGGTTAAACAAGACGATAGAATCACAGAACAGGTTGATTGAGGATTTAAAAAACAGACTTGAAACAATTCAGAACGAATATAGCCCTTCAATTATGACTGTAGGAGTATTGATAGAAAAGTTGAATAATACAAAGACAAGAAGCGGAAAGGTAAGATTTGAAGCATTATCCAAACATATAATGCCATATCTTACCAATCAGCTTTATGACGAGTATGATTTTAATGATGCCATTCCTACGTTCAAGGAAGTCCCGTCCGTTGAAAAGCCTGTCAATCGTGACATGATAGATGATATGATCAATGTTATAAAATCAAAGAGAAAGATAAGCGAATCATCCCAAAAGGCATATCTTTTAATGCTTAAAAGAATATTGTCCGAATCAAAAGAGATGAGTAAATATATCAATGATTATATTATCTCTCTAGACGTAAAATCTCCTTCAAATATATCTCTTACGGAGGAAGAAATAGAACTATTCTGGAATGTTGAGCCATTTGACGTTACGGAAAAAATTGTAAAGAAATTGTTTCTGATACAATGCTATACTGCCATGAGATATTCCGATATTTTCAGATTGAAAGATTCTATGATGGAGGGAAATGTTATTTCGTATATATCAAAAAAGACAGGTAAGAACGTTGAGGTTCCTGTACCTTCCAAGATTATAGAAATGATAAAAGAGGTTAGATCGTTCGATAAATACAATATAGAATCTTCGTTAAAGACAACAATGAACGAAGTTCTACCAACCCTTGGATGTAGGGCAGGTATAAACAAGCAGGTATTTGTAAGACGGGCTAATGTACTTATGAAAGGACCGAAATATCAGTTCATCAAGACGCATACAGGGCGTAGAACAGCTATTACAAGATGGGCTAATATGGGAATACCAGAAGCAGAGTTAAAGTCTATGGCTGGTCATTCTGATATAAGAACGACTAACAGATATATTACTGCAAGCGTATCAAATAAAACTAAAAATATTTTAACGGATGGAAATTTTGGAGAATGTGCTGTCTATTGACAAAATGAAACACCTGCAAGAACTTGGGGTAAATACAGGTAACGCATCAATGACTTGGATGTTATATCCTTATGAGGAAGGAAAACAACCACAATTATCTTTACGAGAGTGGAAAACTTTCAAGGAACCGTTCAGAAAAGAACATTGTATTCCTGCATTTACTTTGCTTGACATCTTGGGACTGTTACCAAAAGAGATAAAAACAGGAACAGATACTTATTGGATTACAATGTATTTTAGTGACAATTGTTGGCATATATGTTATTCCATGTCTGACGAATTTGATTATTATCAAGAATTTTTATCTTACTCATTAATTGATGCATCTTATGAAATGCTATGTTGGTGCGTTGAGGAAAAATTAATATCATAAAGATAAAACGGAATTAATTCAAAACGACTTGGGTTTTAGCCTTATGTGAGCGTGAATCGTAAGACAGGCGCTTTTATAAAAAAGGGTATTAATGAACAAATGAACACCATTATAAAGTATTCGGTGATTCATTCATGATAGCCGATATCGGGCGTTGGATTAACGTTCTAAAATGTGTGTAAAGATGTACATTAATGCCATCAAAATAACGAAAAATAAACAATATCATGGAACAGAAAATAAAGGCTTATAAAGCATTTGATAAGGATTTATCTTGTAGAGGATTTAAGTATGAGGTAGGTAAGGAGTATGAAGAAACAGGCGACATAAAGGCATGTGAAAAAGGTTTTCATGCATGTCCTTACCCTCTGGATGTTTTTAGTTACTATACGCCAGCCGGGTCAAGGTTTTGTGAGGTTGAACAGAGCGGTAAAATAGACGATTCAGAAAGCGACTGGATGGAGAACGAAATAAACAAAGGGAATGGATATAAAGTATATGTCACCTACGAAGAAGCACTTGAAGCTGGGATACAGGAAGCATTAAAATTGATATAAATATGAGCCTTGGGCGGCTTTGTAAAACCCATAGAAATGACGAAAAATGAAAAGAATAGTTACTGTCCAAGACATGATTAACGAACTAATGTTAGTTGTCAATAAGGATGCTGAAATAAATATCGTAATGAATACAGGAGATTATCAAACTGAATACATTCCTGATCTATATGATTTTTCTGTCATTGATTTTACTGATGTACATCCTGATGATGGAAACTCGGAAAATAAAGTGGTAATAGAAATGTTTCGTTAAAAGAGAAATAAATAACGGTAAAAACAGGGAAGAAATGAATACAACTTTTGAAAAATCGGCTAATAGTACCGATGAATGGTACACACCGAAAGAAATTATAGACGCATTGGGTGAATTTGATTTAGACCCATGTGCCCCAGTAGCCCCCCTATATAAAACAGCAAGCGTCATGTACAACAAAAATGACGATGGATTAAAACAGGAATGGAAAGGTCGCGTTTGGTTGAACCCACCTTATTCCCGTCCTCTTATAGAATGTTTCGTTAAACGGATGGCAGAACATGGAAACGGCATTGCTTTACTTTTCAATCGCTGTGATTCAAAGATGTTTCAAGATGTGATATTCGAGAAGGCAACGGCAATGAAGTTCTTGCGTAACCGAATCAGATTCTTCCGTCCAGACGGAACTCGTGGGGATTCTCCTGGCTGTGGCAGTATTCTCATCGCTTTTGGTGAGGATAATGCAGAAATATTGAGAACATGTGATATTGCAGGCAAGTACGTTAGAATCAATTAGAATAATTAGTATTATGAAAAAAGCATCAAGTGAAATTAATCCGTATAACGGATTGTTCGGGCAGCAAGGATGGATTTGCCCGAAGTGTGGAAGGGTATATTCACCCTTTACCCAAATGTGTTTGTATTGTGGTCCTAATAACACAAATACTATTTCTAATCTTGACGATCATTCTAATACACATATAAGTGAAGAAGAATTAAAAGAAAACCGTAAAATGATATAGAAATGAATGATGGAGTTTATTTTGACCAAAATGGTAACGAGGTAATCGTAATCAATGGATTTGAATACTCACGAGAAGAATTTGATTCCCTTGTGGATATGTGTGGAGATTGCAATATGTAATAACAAAAGCGAACAAAAATGAACAAAGAAGAATTTCAGACAAAGAAAAATGATATTGATTCAAAAATAAGGGAATTGAAAAATCAGAAAATTCAGTTGGAAAAGGAATACATTGAATCCAACCAAGTATTCCCTATTGGAAGCAAAGTCTGTATAACGGTAATGGCTCATGAAAGGATATTGGTTCCAGAAGCGAAGAAATTAGCCTATATCGCAGATTATGAGATTGATGATAACGGAGAGGTTGTCCCCTCTTTAAGACAGTTAGATTACAATGGGGGCATGTCAGCAATACCTTTATTTGTTAATTTAAATAAGGCTATAATTGAATTAGCGTAAATCAAATAAGATATGAATGAATTGGAACAAGATAAAAGATATGTTTTTGGAGATATGATTATAGTAGCCACTACTGACTTTGACTTTAATCCTATCCTAAAAATTAGCACAGATGACGGAAATGTGATTGTAATGCCATCATCCGATAATAAGATAATTGTAAAATCAACTGTAGATAAATAACTCTTAAAACCAATGATATATGAATAAAATAGAAAAACTAGCAGGACAATATAACGATACTTTTACTTGTTTAACAGTAATAGAAAGTGAATTGACCAAAGAATGTCAGAAGTACGTTTCGTGGGATACCGTTCAAGTAAGCATTACTGGTGGCGGTGCTCCCATTGTAAAAGCAAGGAATGAGATAGATGCCGTTCCTTTGGAAGATTTTGTTGACTATGTAAACAAACATGGTGATATGTCAGAATCCGCCTACGGGCATTTGGCTTGTGTTTGATTTAAAACAATAAAATTATGGCTATTATAGGAATTGACTTTGACGGAACGGTCGTGACACATGACTTTCCTAAAATCGGCAAGGATATAGGTGCTGTGCCTATATTAAAAAGATTGGTTGATAACGGACATAAACTTATTCTGTTTACCATGAGAAGTGATATTGACGAGGTGACTTCCGATGATTACGACATACACAAATAGGGAGGAAAGTATCTATCGGAAGCCGTGCAATGGTTTACGTACAACAACATTCCCCTGTTCGGTGTAAACGAGAATCCTGAACAGCACACATGGACCACATCACCCAAACCTTATTGTCATATATATATTGATGATGCGGCATTAGGATGTCCGTTAAAATATAACGTGAACCTATCAAATAGACCGTTTGTAAATTGGATGGAAGTAGAAAACACTCTTATAAAAAGAAAACTTATATGAACAATTTTAGATTATATATCGCCCGTGATGAAGGCAAATGGGATGAAGATGTACAAACAACAGGAGAACTGAACCTATTCTATGATACCCCAGAACTTCTGTTTGATATAGACAAACGAATATCATATTGGGGTAATTCCCGAAAGATAGCGAATATTCCCTCTTATATGTATCCTCAAATCAAGGATAAGGAGTGTTATGTTTTCAACAATCTTGAATTATACCAAAGTTTCAACTAATAAGAGAGAGGATAGGGAATTTCCCTATCTTCTCTTTTCGTATTTTCTTTTCATCTTTCTTCTTTCCACCCGTGTCATTCCCATGCTTTGAGCAATACCGAACAGGATTTCCTTTTCCGAATCGTTAAGCATATCATATACTTCTTCTTTGCTTTTTCCGCTAATCATAGCCATAAAAATCTTTTTCATAATGATTTATTTTAGTTTTTTCTTACAACAATCGCAAATCTCGTCTTTTATAGGTTTTGTAAATAAAGCACCTACATATCCTGCAAGGTATCCGGCTTCTTCTGATGAAGGCTTTATGCCATAATGATCAATTATATGACCAATCATGTGTTGTTTTTCATGCTCCAGTGTATTCATAAATTCTTCATCAGACGTACTGTGACTGATAATAATTACAGTGCACTTATTGTTTGAATACGTTACACCGTAATTGTATTTTTCAGTCTTTATCTTATCCGTTATCCTGTTCAGCAAATGAAAAGGACAGCCAATATATTCCAGTCTGTACATCGCTCTTAAATAAGAGTATTTATCCACAGAATAGAACACATCAACCGTCCAGTCATATTCCTCAATGTATAGTCTTTGTCGTACCATAGCAATCAGATATAATCCTCCCAAGAGAAAGGTGTTCCACAGGCTATACACTTTGCGTAATACTCGTCAAGAGCACGGGTAGGGCTTCCGTCAACATCGTCAAGATAGTCTTTTACAAACATACAGGCATATTGCTCATTGACTATGGATGAACCCATATAGTCGGCACGTACCATATTCAATACATAAACCTTGTTGTATTCCACATCATTCTTCAACTCAACATTGAATTGCTTCATCAATGCTTCTACTTGATCTTTGTCATACGGGTGTATTTTGTTTCCGTTCCTGTCTTTCATTTTGGAAACGGCATATTCACATAATTTCTTAGAGAAGTTCCATCCGTGTTCTGCAAGATATTTTTCCATTCCCGAAGGAAGTTTCTCATATACATCTAATCTCGTTCTTTCCATAGCTTTTGTTTTTAAAAAGATAGCCCGTAGCAAACCACTACGGGCTTAAACCAATTTAATTAGCGTCTACGTCTGGCGTAAGGACCAGTACCTTTGACTCCGCGTCTTTCTCCGTACTCATCATCATCATCCCACATTCTTTCGCCATAACCGCCTCCACTTCGTCCGCCACGTCCGCCACGTTCACCATAGCGATCTTCCATTTCTTCCATAGCGTCACGATAACCTTCTTTATACGCTTTTTCTAATTCCCGGTCCATATCTTCACCTTCAAAGCTACGGCCCATTCCATATACTTTCCAACCCATAGTATTTATTTTTTATTGTTGTTATTATTATTGTTTACATGTTGCACGTCAGGCAATTTGATACCAGAAGCAGCAAGTTGTGCAAGTATATCCTTTATCTGTGACAATTCACCTTTAAGTTCCTTCATCTCCTTGTCCTGCTGCGCCTTCTCGGCAAATGCAGGATTCAACGCTGTAAGCATCTCATCGCAGCTTTTGATTACTTTCTGATGGTATTCCACAGATTCCACAACCCTTACACTACTTATTTTCATTGCTTCTATCTCTGCATTGATGGCATCCTTGCTTTCCGATACAACCACATTTCCGCCTACTTGGGAAAAGTCTGCTATACTAAGATTGGCTGGCAACTTTTGAAAATCAAGAGTATCATCTCCAACCTTAACTTTCACATCCACAACCATTTCATTTTGCGGAAGAGGATATGCTGTATATCCGTTCTGATATTTAGGAACAGGATTTGAAACACTTACCACAGTGCCCACATCACATCTTGGGTTTTCCCCTTTATGCAATATGAAAAACTGCTGTCCTTGTCGTATTGATTGAAACATACTTATAACTTTTTAATATCATTTTACAGTGCTTCTAGCCTGTGCGGCAGCAGCAGGTGAAACGATATGATTAACTACTTGAAATATCCCATTACATTTGTCGTAATAGACAAAGTATTTATTCCCCTGTGAAATTTCACTAGACGGAATCTGATCCCCAGAACCGTTTACCAAAGGAACCTTGCTTGTGGATGTTGATGTGGTATTTGTCAGTGTGGTAGCCACAGAAACAAGATACGCATCAGACCCAGCAGCAGGAACATGATTTACACTCAAGAGCAAAATACCTTGATTTGGCAATCGTCTGAACAGACACGGGCTAATACCATAGATAACCTCTGAATTTGTCGTATCTGTCGTTACAGAAGATGTCCTAACAAACGGTATTCCTCCAAAGTCAAGTCTATGTACTCCTTTAAAACGGTTAGCGTTATATCCCATCATATAAGGATTAAAAAAATAACTCATAACTTTTCCCTTTCTTTAGAATTTTACTAGGTAATTATATACGATTAATTATACACGTACATATTGACGCTTCACCGCCCCGGCTACTGCCGACCACTCCACGTCCTCATCCCCTTCTACCAAGGGTGATACTAATTTTGTTAAATAGTGTTTAATTGGTTGTAAATGCCATTCATTATTTTGCATCGGGATAAGAGTTTCTGACCTGTAATTTATATACAAGTCAAAGAACTCTTAACTAAACTTTAGCAATTGCAACCACAGTTGTCACCAGCAGCATAACCTGCACCAAAACCAGCCATGAACGGATAACCATATCCACAACCGCAATTTGGATTAGGCACAAAATATGCTGGAACCGGGCACGGAGCCTTAAGTTGTCCAACTATATTTGCAGTCTGAGCCTGTTGAGAAGCAGCCAGAGCCAAATTGCTGTTTTCCTGTCTAAGTGCATCTATCTTGTTTTGCATTTCACGCATTTCAAGCTGACAGAATTTATCATTGATGATAGCTGTTTGAGCGTCTATCTTTGCGCCAAGAATGTTAAACTGAGTGTTCGCATTGCTTGTCAAAGTATTGGTCTGCTCTACAGTAGCCAAACGGCTATCACATCCTTGACGTTCAATAGCTGTACGGATATCACAGCAGCAAGAAGCAAGCTGAGAACCGATAGCTGCACTATTGGACTGAATTGAGTTGATGATCTGTTGAGAGGAAAGACCTACCTGATTACCAACTTGCTGAATCTGTCCTTGAATTTGGCAGATAGCATTCTGCAACTGTTGAGTAGAGCAGTTCAAAGAACTAGCCAACTGATTGATAGCTGTTCCGTTTCCTTGAATAGCGTTCATCAACAATTCACGTCCTGCTTCATTGTTCAATTGAGCAGGGATTCCGTTTGCTCCATTGCCAAACCCGTTACCGAATCCGTTACCACCCCACAGGAAGAAGAGCAGGATAATCCAGATCCAATAACAACCAGCACCACCCCAAGCGTCTTGATTTCTGTTACCATTCATCAAGGCAGCTACAAGATTGGGGTCTAATCCTTTATTCTGCAACAGTGCAGGAATCATTGACATAATACCTGCGCTTTCTCCAGCGGCAGGATTGTCGAACATAAAAATTTTGTCTGAACCCATAATATTGTAATTTAATGTGTGTGTATTATAACTCCCGTAAAGACTGTGCACTCATCTTTACGAGTGTAAATTTACAACATGGATTGCCTAAACAAAAATAAAAATTTCGCAGTATAACCTATTGTGTTTCAGATAGTTTAAACTTGTTAAAATAAGTTATTTACTTGTGTGTTGTTTTTCCTATTCGTATATTAGCGCAATAATTTTAAAATAGAGGAATTGAAGATGAAAGAATTAAAAAAATGGAATAATAATCCAATAAAGATTACGTATTTAATACCTAGTGGAAACAAGTACGCTTATATAAAATTAGGTGACACTGTTGATCTGACGAACGGAACATATAAAATAACCGCTTTGGATAATGAAGAAAACATTTTCCAAGCGGTTAATATGGAGAATAAAGATGATTGTGTTACAATGTATGCGTATGAGGTTGTCTAGTTTTTAGTCTTGTATTTACCCCTTGACTTCTTTGGACGTATAAGCCCGTTCTTTTTAAGAGCATCTAATGTATCTTTTAAATAAACGGGTTTTGTCATTCCTTGCACTCTCACAGGAGAGAGAAGTGGTTTGATAGGGTGAAACTTAGTTCCTTTATATGTAAGCCTTGCAAACTCGGTATCACTCACATCAAGATACTTTATGGCATTTTCTCTATCAAAATAAGAAGGTATGATAGTTGATTTGTTTATTGCGTCAGTAAGGAAGTTGAACTGTTCCGCATCAACATTCGAGTTTCCGCTTTTCAATGCTAGAGATATCCCGTCAAGTAAGGAAGCTAATATAGTGTTATAATTCATGCCCATGTCCTACTCAATAGATGATATGTTTGCTGTTCCCGTAACACTCACCTTGCTTCCTGGTGTGACTGAAAAATATTCCACCGTTCCTGCCGGGAGAAGCATTCCTGTTGGTGCTATTCTGCTTGATCTGCTTTTCGTTTCCTGTACCAATGAGATACGGCATCCATCCGATGTGGCTACTCTTATAAGGTTTGACAATACTGTGTACTCCTTATCGGTAATATCTTCGGATGCTGATATTCTTGCAGCTACTATACCTTTTAACGCTTCATCCTTTGAAGCGTTTTTTGTGGAGAAATATCCACCTATCTGTTGTTTGTCATTGCTCTCCATATCCTTTTAAGTAAGATTGTTTAACACTTTCGGCAAACTCGTTCAGCTTTACATAATCTGGGTCAAGTTTGTTTAAAATACCCTTTCTAAGAGCGGCCTCTTCTTCTCCGTTGGGAAATTCATCTTTTATGGCGGCATCTACCGTTTTGTCGTATGATACAGGGTTCTTTACACGCTGTACATCGGCTTTCCACTTTTTGACGAACTTTTCCTGTACAATATTTCCCATATCGTCCGTTTCGGGTTCGTCAACTTGTTCAATGTTTAAATGAACATTGCTATATCCAGTGCCTAAATCAAAGATAAAGGCAGGCTTCTCGTCAAAAATCAAACCTCTTTCCATAGTTTAAATATCTAATGTTCCATCAAAATAATAACCCCTATTGAATTTTATGACAACATCTTCCAAAGGTAAAAGACTTTTGTCTACTTGGGAAAGGAATGCTCCTAATGTTTCGTATCCGCCTTTCACAAAGCATTTTTCTCCTTTGAACAGTATCTGCATTCTTACCCATGTACTATTGTCCTTCTTTGTAGATGGTCTTACATCAAAATCAAGAATGTCTATATGCTCATCGACAAGTTTGTCTATCTTTACATCCTTTCCGTCAAACTTCCTTGACACTCTTATATTTAAGTCACTAATCTTTGTCATGTGGCTATTATTATTAACTAAAACTTTATTAATTAAGTTTTTAGAATCACAGTGCATCAACATACCCATATAACTCGTAATTGATTTTGGGTTATTACGTTTTGACGCAAAGTTTTTCTTTATTCTCTTTCTTATTTTGGTATGACCGGGAGTAAAGACGAATCCACCGAAATCTATTCCTTCTGAAACGGGGAATATCCTGTAATTTTTCTTCATCTCTAGTTTCTTTTCATACCACAGGTAATTTCTTATCCTCCACAGCCATTCATGCAACTGTTTCTTATCATGGGATAATATCACCATATCATCGGCAAATCTGAAATAATGTTTTACTTTGAACTGCTCCTTCACAACATGGTCCAAAGACCTTAATACCAAATGGCTTCCTATCTGAGCGTCAGGATTGCCAATAGCCAGACCTTTATTGCTATAATTAAGCGTATTCATAAGCCATAACGCATCCCTGTCTTTCAAATCTTTGCTGTATGCCTTCTTATAAACACTGTGCCTTACGGACGGATAAAACTTCTTAATATCCATTTTCAAAACGTATATTTTTCCGTTTTTGTCCATTTCAAGTAATGTCCGTTTCATCTTTCTCACAAGGGAATGCTTTTTTACCTTACTTGTAATTCCCCTTTTAGGCAGACAGTTATATGAATCAAGTGTAAGGCTTTTCGTCCATCTGTCCATCATGGGTATCAAAAGGCTGTGCTGGATAATCCTGTCCGGGTAAAACGGGAGTTTGTGTATCTCCCTTACCTTTCCTGCATCAGTCACTTTTTCTATCACCTCATACTTGCTTACATGGTATGATTTGTCTTTGAGCATCTGATAAACATTCTGATGATATTCATCCTTATGTTTCTCATAATCCCTCACACCCCTGTGATTCCTCTTTCCTTTCTTTGCCTTTTCAGCAGCAGAGATAATATTATCTACACTGCCTATCGTTTCAAAAATATTATTCAATCTTTTCATCTTACGTGCTTTTCTTTGTCCGTTGAGCCAAAGATAACTAACTTTCCATATACCTACAACTGTAAATGTACTAATAAGTTCCCATCCTCAAACAATGGGTTGTCTTGACATTTTTCATCTTCCTGACGAGGCTTCTGTATAGCAGTAATTTTTTTAGCACGTTAGCTGCCACCGATGTTCGTGTTCGCAGTTTCAGGGGCATTGTTCGCATAACCATTCCGCAGAGAACAATTGTCGTTGTTCGACTTACCACCAAAGTAAACACCACCATTCTACAGACCGCCTTTTTTCAACTAACCGCCTTTGACAGACTTATTTCACTTTGCTGACGCATTTGGTTAGATTTTTATTATGCAAACTTAAACATAATTAATATATTTTGCAAGTTTTGGGAATGGGATTTTTCACTTTGTGAAAAATTAGGCTTGGGTTATTGAACAACGAAAGCCGCCACCGATGTGCGTGTACGCAGTCCCAGGGGCATTGCTCGCATAACCATTCCGCAGAGAACAAGGGTCGTCGTTCGACCCACCAAAGAAAACACCCCGCCTTCCAATCTTACCCGAACCTGCATTTCCCGTAAACCAGTTGTAATGGCATTCCCCCGTGTGAAGATTGCTTCCCTTGACCTCTCCAATAAGAGAGTTCTTAAAGTTCTTCGTTATACATCCTTCACCTCTAGCCATAGAACCGACAAATTCATATGTATTCTCAAAACCGTAAGATTCCCCAGGATTCTTTTCTGTGGCTACATTGTCCGTAGTCAGATTGTTCACGTCATAGGTCTGATAGATGTCTATGGATGTAGAATCGTGCATGACACAATCTATCCCACTGTACCACATCCATATATCTCCCCACCCGGCAATACGTCCGCGAATGATAGGCTGTGTGAAGCATATCTCTATTTCACGGTTTGTAACTGCCGCATTGTCAGGAATACTCCATCCGCTAGTTACAGTTGCATTGACAAACTTGGCTACGATACCCGACATCTCCCCGTCAGCCAATCCGTTATGACCTTGGAAGTTGTAGTATTTGTATTTTGTGCTTTCATATTCAAACTCGGTGTCGGGAGCGACATTGTGTTCCTTTGCGTATGACATGGCAAGCTGCGCTTCAAACATCTTCATGCAAGGACGGTAGTTGTTTATAAGCTGTGAAAAATTGTAAGCAGTTCCTGTTTCTGATGCTTTAAATCCTTGCCCGTTCATCTTGTAATACACATAGGTCTGACCGTCCGCCTTCTTGAATCTGACGCTTGTCATTTTCCCCCAGCTTGACGCATCGGGGGCTGAATCGTTGGATGATATTCCTTTTCCGCAAACAGACTGTGCGTGTAGGTCTTTTGTTCTGAATTTGATAAAGAGAAGCGTACACCACACTTCAAGGTCAAGAACGAAAGCATTTGCATAAGGATAGTTCTTCGTAATGTTCGGGTTCTTTGCCCTGGCGTATTTCTCGTAATCAAAACGTGGCACGTTTGTCGTAGGCCATCCATTTCCTTCCATTATGTTCACGCCTAGATTTCCTACTGATGTTGTTCCTTTTACCGTGTTGTCAAAAATAGATCTCTGCTTCCCATCCTTTATCGTGGAGTAACCGATACTCATTCCGAACGGTTTTATCTCTATGGCCGTATCGCCACCGTATGTAAACGGAGCGTCACTGACGAGCCTTCTTTCGTATGTATCATCCGTTCCTCCGTTGATTATCCAGAAAGGCTTGGTGTTTACAAGCATGATGTCGCTTCCATCATCTGTTACATCAGTTCCGTCAATAACAATATTTGACGGGCTACCGTCAGCCATTTTGAAGAAATTGGTCTGGTCAAGAAATCCGACTACCTTACCGTCCTTTACCTTTGCCACACGGAAAGAGTTGAGGATGGGATGAGATGTCTTGAACTCTTCCTTTCCTATCCATGTCTGAAATACAGGGTCTGTCTGCCCTCTTCTCATCTCCACTCCATATATGTTCCCCTGCTGCATCTTTATCTGTTCGAGAAGCGTTTTGTAGTCATTGGTGAAATCATTTGTGGATAACTCCTTACCGTCCACCTTGTCTACCTTCTTGTCTAGGGCTGTTTTCTGTGCGGTGGATACGGGCTTTTCGGCATCGGACGTATTGTCCACATTTGACAGACCTATATTGTCTTTTGTTATATTGACATTTCCTGTCCTGTAAGACTGTTCGGCATTACCTTTCACGCCTATGACGGTATTCTTCTGTGCGCCTTCCTGTATCCCGTCAAGTTTGGTTTTTAACTGGGTAGTAAAGTTGTTGTCGGTATGAACATAGTTTTCGTCCATTACCATGCCTTGTCTTATCTTGGACACCGTGACGGATTTGTTCTCTTTAGGGCTTCCCGTCACACATGGTATCATCTCTTCTCCCGTAGCGGTCTCAACGGGAGGCATCTGTGAAATTTTAAGATTATCTTCCATTATATTATTCCGTTAATATTAAACCATCGTTTTCAAGCAATATGCTGTATCCATTTTCAGTGATTACGGTATTCCGAAGAACCTCTAGCGTTATCCTTGAATCAGCAAGCTTCCATGAATTGTCAGAAAACGGCATATACCCGTCTTTCTTTACAGACAGCGACATCGTGCCATTTGCCATACCCCGTACTTTTACTGTACCGTCAGACAACGTTTTGTACTGTACGCCTCCCACCGTGACCGTTGCGTCCTGTATGGGTGAGCCTGATACGTCCACCACCGTTATCGTTACGATAGCCTTCGGTATATAGTAGTCAATTAAATCCTGCTCGGTGAATCCGTCATTCTGTTTGGTGGGAACGGAATCGAAACCGATGGAGTTGTAGAAAGCTGAACTAATCCATCCGCTATCATGGTCAGTATTGCTAAAGAATACAGGAGTTTTAGTTTTATCACCTGTCACATCATTGTTTACTATGGTGATTATTTGCTTTTTGTTTAACAAAGCGGAGACTATTGTAGATTCATTCAGTGTTCCATCAATATAGGTCTTGCCGTTTGAGTTCCTACTATTATAAGCAATACTACCTTTGTCATTGAATACGGCAAACAGCCAAGGTTCAGTAGTATTCAGTCTTTGGTCATAGATAAACTTTCCATCAATGAACGGATTGACAGTTACAAACAACATCTTAACGCCCTGCTGCAAGTTCTCCACAACACCATAATCATCCACTCCATCAGTTACTAGGGCGTTGGGATATTTAGGCAGAAACTCTATTGTTACGTCCATATCTCCTATATTCCCTGTAACTCCTATGGCGTTATACAATGAAGTGGTTCCTTCGGGATAGGTTAATGTCACCTCATGTTCCCCGTTGTCAAAAGTATAAAATCCGCCATTTCTGTTTACCAAACTAACTTGTCTGCCATCAGAAAGACCTGTAATCTTAAACTTATGCGTTGGGTTAGAGTTTGTCGGAACTATGTTTACCATGTCATCCGTAGTGGATAGTTTTTTAGTAATATGAATAATTCTGTTATCCGTAACAGTAACATTTGCTCTATCGGGTAGAATATTAGTGCTAGCAATATCATACCCTCCCACACCGCTCATTGCAGCGAACAGGAAATTGTTAAGTTTCAGCGGTCTGTTGTTTCCACTGAAATCCTGCAAATAAGGATTAGCTTTTAGTATCTCGTTTGTGGGTACGGATTGTTTTGTAGGTATTTCTTCTACCACAATATTACAATCCACGTCATTCATATTATCACCTGCCAAATAAAATCCGGGATATGACGTATTTGTTGTACTACTGTTCCTGTATTCAGGTATGTCATATTCTCCATCAGACGTTATCTGAATATCATCATATCCAAACCTTCCTTTAATAGTGAAACCTGTTGGCAATCCTGTCACCCGTATTTTATAAGATTCTACATATTGTAACGGTTTTACAATTATTTGCCAAAATGCAATATTATTGTTATTTGTAGGTGTATGGGTTATTATACACTTATTTATAGTCTTATCATAAGTTAATTTTCCACCACCATTAACAAAATGATTTGCATAGGTAACGTCAGGAATATATGTATCCACAGGCTTTGACATATCGTACCAGAACACCATATGTTTTGGTATCCATTTTTCTATCACCTTGTTTATATCGGTTTTTCCTGTACCTGCCGATTTTACAAGTCCAAGTTTTCCTATGTTAAAAAAACCTATCTTTCTCATATCACGTCTGTTTTAACCCACTCATCAGATAAAAGCAGCTTCTCAAACTCTCTTGTGCCAGTGTCGTATGTGTCGTAAGGGAAAGGGTGTTCCGTTCCGTCCTCAGGTAACGTCATAGGCATCACTTCCATAACCTTCTCGGTATGGATCATATAATACAGACCGTCTGTCGATCGTCTGAAAACGGACAGATCATCTTCCGAAAACATAATCTCGGCATCTATTTTTGGTACTATAGAAAACTGCATATTATGAATTTTATCTATTATCGCAAAGATAATTAAAAAAAAGTTAAACGTATTGGTTGCATACAGTTTTATGTCGTATATTTGCTGAAAATTTAAAAAAAATATAACGATGAATGTATTAAGCCTTTTCGATGGAATGTCGTGCGGACGGATAACACTTTCCGAACTTGGCATTCCTGTAGAAAAATATTATGCGTCCGAAGTGGACAAGTTTGCCATAAAGGCAACTATGCAGAACTTCCCTGACACCATACAACTTGGTGATGTAAGAGAGTTGGATGTTAGCTTGCTAGATAAGATAGATTTGATAATCGGAGGATCTCCATGTACGAACCTGTCCATGTCCGGCAAGAGAAAAGGGCTTTCAACGAAAGAAGGCATGGAGGTTTTAGACTTGAAAACGTATCTTGAATTGAAGGAGAACGGTTTCGAGTTTGAAGGGCAATCCTATCTGTTTTGGGAATACATACGTATATACCACGAACTTATTGAGCGTGGTGACAATCCCAAGTTCTTCCTTGAAAATGTGGAAATGGGAAAGAAATGGGAATATGTGTTCAATGAAACAATAGGGAGGAAAGGGATACATATCAACTCCGCACTTGTATCGGCACAAAACAGAAGGCGCATATACTGGACGGATATTTATGACGATATTCCACAGCCGGAAGATAGGGGTATATTGTTAAGGGATATTCTTGAAGAAGAGGTTGATGAAAAATATTTCTTGTCTGACAAGATGATTGAATGCTTGAAGGGCAGGGTAAAGACGGAAAAATTCAGTCCTGTCCAGTTTAGCCCTATCAAGTTTCCGTATGAACAAAAGGCTCGCACTATAAATACAAGATTGTTCAAGATGGGTGACAATGACAATTACATACAGGTGGATAATGATCCGATATGTGTTGCGATGCGAGGGCGTGAATCAGCCTGCCTTACTCCAAAAAGAACCGAATATGGGAAAAAGATAAGAAAGGAATATGAAGCCGGGATTGTAAAGGAACAGAGAAAGAACATCCAACAGCTTGAACCTAGGGAAGATGGAAAAACCAATTGCCTTACAACAGTACAAAAGGATAATCTGATAGTTGTTTCGGGAACGATATGTGGATTTGGAGGGAGGCATTTCCGTGAAATAAAATCTGGTAAATCATGTACACTGCTGGCAAGGGCTAGAAATGATGGAAGCACACACCATGCGTTATAATTGCTACTCCTAATATTGCCGATATTACAATTCCAAACAAATATATAAAGAAAAATATACGCAGTATAGACGATAAGGCTCATACATTACTTGCTACATCACACAAGGGAGCAATGGCAAACGGTATGACGCTAGTTGATAACGGTAATTTTCGCATTCGTAGGCTTACCCCAACCGAGTGTGCACGGCTTCAAACTATTCCCGAATGGTATATATGGGATGGAATATCCGATACTCAGCGTTACAAGATGCTTGGGAACGGATGGAATATAGAAACAATCAAACATATATTTAAATATTTAAGACGATGAATGTACTAAGTTTATGTGACGGGATAGCTTGTGGACGTACTGCACTAGAGAGAGCAGACATAAAGGTAGACAAGTATTACGCAAGCGAAATAAACGAACCGTCTATCAAGGTTGCACTGGATAATTATCCCGATATAATTGAATTAGGGGATATTAGAAACTGGGACAAATGGGATATACAGTGGAAAGATATTGATTTATTGATTGGCGGAACACCATGCCAGGATTTCTCACAGTTAGGGAAAGAGAAACTGAACTTCGATGGAGAGCGTTCGGGATTGTTCTTTGAATACGTCAATATACTCAACCACATCAGACAGTTTAACCCTAACATAAAGTTCATGCTCGAAAACGTGAAGATGAAATCCGATTGGGCTGATTTGATTTCGTCACATCTTGGAGTAGACTATGTGTATATCAACAGTTCCGATTTCTCCGCGCAAATGAGAGCAAGATACTACTGGTGCAACTGGGAAATACCTGCATGGAAGGACAAGGGAATATTGTTCAAGGACATAATCACGGACGGGTATGTGGAGAAAGACAAGTCATGGTGTATGCTTGAATCATGGAACAGGTTTGCCAAGAACCCCGAATCACTGTTGAGAAGATACAAGAAATGCCTTACACCGCTGATATTCAGTTATCCAGACTGTGATGCGGAAAAAGGTTTCAGGACACCAAATATTACAGAAGCGGAAAGATTGCAGACAGTTCCAGAAGGATACACAAAGTCAGTACAGCCACATATAGGGATGGGGCTTCTAGGAAATGGATGGACTGTAGATGTTGTTAGTCATATTTTTAAAGGACTTATATCATAAAAAAAGTCAGATAAGTGGATTTATTATGGAAATAAAGAATGGAATAATAATAGATGGTGTGTTGCATGAAATGAGCAAAACATTCAATGAAAATTTCGATTGCAGCGAATGTTCATTGTGTAAAGAATGCAAAGAGTGTAAGATGGAGCATGAATCATACCTGTGTAATGTGATGGGATGTTTCTGTTTTGTCAATCGTGGCAAAGTAACGGATATTAAAACAGAGGAGGAAAAGAAATGAAACAGACATTAGAAAAAGCGGCTCATTCTTTCGCTGAAAGCAGAAGCAGCGGAAGTATGTTTCCGGCATATTATATGGGGTTTATCGCTGGCGCAGAGTGGCAGAAAGAACAAGCTATCGAAGTTCTTTCCTCCGTTTTAGAGAATTGGGTACATGGCGGTGATGCAGACTGTATCATTGCGGAGTTTGAGGAAAAACTAATGAAAACGAAATAAACACTCCCCCTTGCTGGTAAACGGCAAGGGGGATGATTGTGCTTATAACCCAGGACCCATAGAAAGAAGCAATGTACTTCCCTTATATGCAGCACTGTTAAGGCTTACCCATACCCTTGCAGTTCCTGCATTAATCAGTTCCGATGATATTAATATTCTCACCTTCTTGTCAATGCTGGAATTGGCGGATACTTGGAAATTTTCTATTGTTTCTCTTGATTCACCTATAACCATAGGATCTTCAAATTTCTTACTTGCAAACCTAGACATACAACTATTATTACGGAAAGAAATAAGGCTACTCGAACCGTTTCTTACTCTTACGGTAACTTCAATATATCCCATAACGGATGGCATCACTCCACCAAGTATTGTTATGCTTACGTAAGAACCAACTATCTCTATATCTCTTTTACTTACCATTGGTACGGAATATGCTATATGAGCAATATCGGGATCATCCTGCTTCAATATAGCTGTACTAAGGAAAGGATAAACTTCCCAATCACCAGCAGTCATACCCCACGAGTTTACAGTAACCGTAGCGTATCCTGTTCCTATCTTCTTGTCGGCAGTAACACGCCTAGACATCTGACTGGTCTTGTGCTTAACATAGACACCGAAATAGCAATCAGCTATCTCGGCAAAGTCACCCATGTTAAGAAAATCAGTATCATGCCCCTCCGATGGCATCATTATAGCCGCAGAACAGACAAAATTACTACTTGTAAACTGATTGGTAGCAGTATCCGGGCAGGAGAATCTACTTATCGGTGGACTGGCAAGATGGTTGTATCCGTTAAAGTCGGTAAGACGACATGGGAACCTACCACCTGTCGGTGCTGTATATTCCCATCCGTTCATACTTCCATCTGCGTGTTTTGGCGCATCCCAGTATCCTGCCATTTGAAAAGGTTTGACACCACAGTTCCCATCCCATCCTTGCCACCATTTTTCATTTGGTCCAGGTGCAAGGCTTTCGTAACGTACAGGTTTGTACCGTGCCCACGGGTTTATTTTCCCGTGGGTGTTTGCGCACGCATACCCTAATTCATAACCATCACTAGTAGGACCGATGCCAAGAGTGGCGTAAACGTCACCAGCAAGGTTTATCGGGGCTGTAATCTTTCCATTAGAATGACTCATAATATTTTTTTATTTATTAATTGTTAATTCCTAATCTATTTTCCAATTCTCTTACTCTTTTCTTTAATCTTGTAACTTCATCGTCAACTTCCTGCAAACCTTTCCATACAACGGGGATAAGTCTTTCATAATCTATGGTGTAATAGTCCTTGAATATGTCACTGACCCACTGACTGTAACCGCCGGAAAGTAAATCCTGGGCGATAAGACCATAATTCCATTTTTTATGATTGAATATCTCGGAATTTCTCTTGGCAAGATTGTTCCAGTGATATTTCACGCTCTGGAATTTGCGGATAATACCCATAGCGTCATAATCCTGAATATCGGTTTTCAACCTTATATCGGAAGAGGACGCTTTGGCGGTTATTGCTCCGGTTGCGATGATATTAGCACTACTTGTAATATTCTTTCTTGCATATATTCCTCCACTGGTTGATATTGCAGTAGCTGCACTAAAATCAGTATTATCTCCATTTTCAACATAAAATCTCTTTCCCCCGAACACTCTCACCCATGAACTGTCTTGCATATATATTCCACCACCATAATTCTGATGATACCACCCTGAATTTCCTGTGCTTCTGAACCAATCGCTGCATTGGATGGAACTTGGGAGTTTTAAATATACATTACTACCACCATTTACATTAACGCCAGCACCTGTATGGGAGGAATCATGGTCTTGTATATAGAATGTTCTGGCAGTAGTCCACACATCCGCACTAGAAGCCCTACTGTCAGCCAGCGTGGAAGCACCTCCAGCCGATACAGCCACAGACGTGTTGGAGGTGGATTGCAGATTTTCCCATGCGGAAACGTTACACCCATAAGACCAATATTGATATTCAATGTTTGCATTGTGGTATGAACCAATTTGGCGCACCTGCAATTCAAAATTGTTTGTTCCTACACGTACAAGGCGAATGTTATCCATTCCTTTTGCAAATGTGGGGAGATAAAGGCGTGCTGAATTTTCAACATTTCCCACACTGCTATCAGAAGAACTAGGGCCACTTCTCATATAAAATATGGCACAGAAGTGATAATTCCATACTTCTGACTGTGCATGACTTCCATAGGCATACCATATCCTTCCCCAAACCGTTACTGACCTATATGGCGTGGCTCCCGATTCAGAACAAGCGAATATCTTTTTCCAACCATTATCTTCACCACCTAGAGCAAATTTTACTGCATAGCATCTACCTATATTGTAATTTCTAGGTAAGAAATTAAGATGCCAATTGTCCAGCATATCCGCGTTCAAGTTGGTATTCAATGTAGTGGAATTGCATTGGTAAGGTGCTTTGCCTGTGCCTACGGTGGACACGAACCTGCTCGATTCAGCATAATTACCTATTACAACCTTGTTATCTTGCAGTACGATATTGCATAATACATTATTGCTTGAATTTCTTGAATCAATCCAAGCATAGGAATCTCCACCGCCCAATACCAACCGTCTAGCCGAATCCCAGTTTGCAGCAAGATAACCATGATGAGATATAATAGTATTGAATACATCTAATGCCCCTCTTCTAACATCCAACCACATGGCATTGTTTCCTTGTGCCACAAACATTCCGCTAATAGTAGGATACCAACCTATTCCATTCCAAGAACCAAAACGTAAATTCGCATCGGTTGAAGAAGCTGTATCACCACCATCATGAATCCAATTACCCGAAGTTTTAACTACTCTTGTTCCATGAGGAAAATAAAATCCTTTGTTGGTATCCATCGCCAAATCCCCCGTCATGGTATCACCTGCTTTCTTTACGTAGCGTCCGTCAGAATAGCTGGCGTAGTTTACATTGTCAAGCAACATTCTCCAAGGTCTTTTATCAGTACCCCATCCGCTTCTATACTGGATGCCATTGGATGGGTCGTCACTGGATGATGACTTCTGGTTCGAGTACAGGTCAAATCTTGAATGGCCTGATGACATGGAAACCACAGCCCCGTAATCATATTTTTTCAGAGTTACCCCATCTGGATAAGCACCGTGGAAATTAAGTATGCCTATTTGTGACCATAAGGTAGAAGCCCCATCACCACTAGCAACTCCATGACTTCTTAAAAACGAATTTTCATGAAATCCGTCAAGAAGGTCTGCATTAAGATTACCCACAACAGTGTTACTTGCCACAATAAATGGAGCAGTGCCACTTGCTACGATAGATTGTAACGGAATATAGCTTACAACCCTGCCCGGTGCTATGCTGAACAAGTTCCTCAAAACAGAGCTTGTACAAATACTCTCTACCGTACCTGATATTGAACTTGCATAAGTCTGGAATAAATGGGCGGCAGCAATATGTCTTATTCTGTCAGGTCCAGCACCACCTACGGTTGTGGCATCTGTATCACTGGGGCTTAAATCGTTTCCTTTAAACAGGACCAGCTCACCACTTTCCGTACCTCCCCAAAATCTTTCAGCAATGAACGTATGGCTATAACTGCCCGGTCCATCTCCCGTAGTTCCGTAGAAATATATGGCATTTGGGGAAGTACCGTTACCTATCTTCAAGTCACCACTCATCGTTATGTCACCTACGCCCGTCATGTTTCCGCTTACGTTGGCTGTACCATCAAATGACTGACCCCATAAAGTCCTTGGGGTTTGCAATTTTTTGGCAACCTCAGAAGAGTTCTGCAAGGGCGCAAATAAAGGATTTACATAAGTGCTCCACGATGGTGCTTTTGTATCCGCCCTGTATAGCGTTATATTCGTATTAGCCCCTCCGTTTCGGTCATGGCTGTATAACAGATTGGCTTGTATTATGGAATAGTTACTTCCACCATAACAATACAGTTCTATGTTTTTCATTTCCGCATCATGATAGATACGTATGTTTGACGTATTGATATTGTATGATGCTATCAATATACCTTCCACTACAGCCGTACCTTTAGTTTTGACAACTAACAGACCAAACAAATCACTAAAGGATGAGTGCAGCACAAAGCAAACGTCTGTCATTGTTTCCGTATTACGTATGGAGTATGTAGCTATTCTACACCATGCAGGTTCAGTGCCTCCTACCGTATATCCGTATTTTATAAGGGCGTTTGATGTGCCGAACGCATGGTATCCGTCCAACAAATCCGCACTTAGATTATCTACGGTTGTATTGCTTGAAACTATCAAAGGTGATAACCCTGTGGCAACAGTTGACATGAATCTAGGTGCTCTTACATCATTTGGAGTGACACGTAAAACCAGCTTGTTGTTATGGTCTACTACACCAAACCCTGCACTTTCCGTACTGCTGCCTCTAAGGTTTCCTATATACCAGTATGTGTCATACCAGTTGAACCTTAATCCGTTTCTTATAGAAGTTAACCCACCATCATCGTTCCTGATAACTCCGTTATCTTTATAGATATTGGTAATATCACAATTTTCCAATCCCTTGAATACGATTGAGCCGGAAGAAGATGCGGATGTAAGTGCTCCAGTCATAGTATCGCCAGCCTTTTTCACCCATCTACCGTCCAATACGGAAGTAGGGATATGACTTGCGTCTATGATTTTACTTGAATCAGCTTTTTTCAGTTCAGCCCACATAGCATCAGCGTCAAGTCCTCCCTGCCCAGCCATGTCATACAGTTTCTTTATCGTGTACGCATTAAACGTATTGTCAAGGTCTGAATCGGAGAAGGTTGTGCCGTCAGTAAGGTTTGCGAAGCTGTAAACGGTATTTACACCACCGCTACCACCACCGCTACCACCTGTTTTCACACCAAGAGCAGATACCCAACCGTCCGAGTAGAATCCTACCGTGTTTCCGTCTGTTCTATGCTTCACTCTCAGAGCCTTGTTTGCTGAATCGTAAACAAGTTGGGCATCTCCTATCGTAATGGTATTTGTTGACACTGATGGTGCTTGAACATTTCCTGCCTTATTAATCCAAACAGCACCTTCCGTATTATTGTGCCCATTAGGTCTTAGATTTATACTTCCATCTCCGAAGCTAGCTAGTATTGTATGACCGTCTGAATTTCTTAATGCTACATTTCCATCGGGATATGTTATACCACCGTTATTGTTGAATACTATGTTCTGACTAAACGTTTTTCTTCCCGAAATAGTCTGAGCAGTAGTCAAGGTAACGGCATCAGTAATCCCGTACCCTGCCAAAGTGGTAGGATTATCACCGACTGTAACACGCCCGTAGGTGTCTACTGTAACTTTCGTATATGTACCAGCCTTCACCCCTGTGGTGGCTAGTGACAATGTGCGGTTTGCGGACAGGTTTCCACCTCCCGTAAGACCAGTTCCTGCGCTTATCGTTATGGTTTTGTCCGCTTTCAGTGCAAGAAGTTCGGCTAGGTTGTCGCTTTCCGTAAGACCGTCAAGGAACGCTTCAAGCTCTTTCCATTTGTTGATGATGTTATCGGCATCGCTTCCTTCTAGGAAGTTGTTCAGCTTATTGCTTAACTGTGTTACGGTATTGTTAAGCGTACCTAAGTCCTGTTGTCTTGCGAATATTTCCCCGAATACGGCAGTGATGGTTTTCCCGTCAGAACTAAGTGTCATGTCTGTTACGGCATTTCCACTTCCCGACTGGGTGATGTTTTTTATACCACCACCTTCCTTCGCCATTTTCCAAATCTCGTTTATCGTGTACGCATTAAACGTATTGTCAAGGTCTGAATCGGAGAAGGTTGTGCCGAGATTGGAAAAACCATATACGTTTTTCACAAGTCCGTCACCACCGCTTCCTCCGCTACCACTCTGTGCGCCCAACGCTGATATCCATTGGTTTGTATAGAACGCTGACTTGCATCGTAACGCTTGGTTTACTTCATCCCATTCAAACCATCCGTTGAACTTCTGAAACGATGCAATAAGGTCATTAAGTAGCTGTTCAGAGAAAATATTTGTTCCGCTTCCCGTACCACTTCCGCCTAATGTTACATTTGTCGTATTCTGTGTTGAAGCGGTCTGATTTTCCTGTGCTAGCCGTTCATAGAAAGACAGTATCTTTCTTCTTGCAATGGTGCATGAATATGACGGGAACATATTCTCCTTGGAATATTTAATCTCCAAAGACTGTATCTGTAACTGCATATCCACTATCTGACCGTTATCAGAGAAATCGAACACGCCTATTCCATCATCCCTTACCTTTAGCATATTTCCTTCTATGAAGTCAATGAAAAGGTTAGGATGCTCTGCGACAAATCCGCTAGATATGTCAAGTGAAACGGTTCGGTTCTCATGGTCATATCTTGATAAATAGTCAAGAGCCGCCTTTTCAAGCGTGTTCTCAGCCATTGTCACATAAGATTCGGGCATGACGATATTCAGAATGACAAACTCCGTTCCTGCCGCAATTGAAGGAGATTTACCATCCGTATAAAGCGGAAGTTTGGCATTGTCGCTATCCGTTCTGTGGCATGATATTTTATATCGTGCCCCCTTATTAAACATGGCAACATCCTCTTCCGTTTCCCCCGTATCACCGTTCACCTCACCGTAAAGAGGAATAATACCGTTTTTGTTTATCTTAAATTCCGTTCCCGTATAAGTTCCTGTACGCATACTGAACACTGCATCCGTCACAGAAGCGTATTTGTAATAGAACCTGTCCTGTGAACCGTCCTGATTACCGAAATGTATGTTACAGGTCATTTCCTCACTAAAGCCTATCTTACAGCTTCCGGCAGGAACGTCAGAATCAAACGTGAACTCAACACGTATGGTAACTGTCGTATTCTGACCTTTTTCTATATATCCTACAAGAGAGGTCTTGTCGTAAGGTATTTCAAGCATACCAGTAGCACCTTCCTCTCCGATAACAACCTCTTTCAAAGGAGAAGCCTGACCCAATACACGGTTCGTAACCATACGTAGATTAATCTTCACCTTTTTCCCTACAGCATCACTTCCTATAGGTAATATACTGAAAAGCATCTTCCCGGAGAATGTGGCAGTAACCTTTACAGGCTGGTCATAATATGCCCTTGTACCATATATATCAAAACGCTCAAAATCCCTGTACTTGTCAAACATAGCATGGGGCTTGTACTGGGGCTGCACGTTGTCATTTATCTTGTCGGATGAATCACCGTCCTCATATACCTTGTACCCTAGGTTGAATCCGGGAGAGGTCATATAAATGAAGAAACTGTCACTATCATCACTCTTTATAGGAGTAGAACCGATAATCTTGTCTATCCGTGTTGCTGCGCTCGCTCCCTCACCTGCCACCTTACCCGATTGAGGATCGGGTTCTCCGTCCGCCTTGTATGTATCCCATTCGGGAAGTCCTGACGGGTACAAATCACCAAGTTTTTTTCCTCTGATGGAAGGATATATCCCACTGAATGTATTTGATATGGTTTTTCCTCTCACACCATAGTTCTTCAATCCGTATTCGCTGTCAATATAATATCTTATATTCCCTGCGGAATCATTCGGAAGAAGGATGTACGGGCAATAGCGTGATTCATCGGCAGGCTTAGCGTCCTTCTTGTATTCGGGAGGAACGTTCCTGCTTCCGCCTTGTGGTATGATTCGGGTTATGACAGGTGTGCTTGTATCTACGGAAGAGGAAACTTTTACAGCACCCCCACCGTCACCCTGCTTGAACGTCCAGTTCACAGACGGTCTAGCCTTATCTGTAATGGTTATTATTCCTCCATTGGCTGTCGTAGAGAAATAATAGTTTAGATAAAACTTGTCATAGAAAAATTTCAATGCTTCAAACAGGTTGGTGCCATCGGTTATGTCAATCATATCCTCTGTCAGTTCGCCTTCTGCATCCACATTAAGCGTCCATGTGCCAATGCCTGTATATCCTGCACCCAATGACGCATTGTAAGATTCTATATTCGCTTCTATACGTGCTGCAAGCTGTTTTGCATCACCCCAAAACTGGAACAGACCGCCATGAGTGTATCTTATCTTATTTATCTCTCCACCTGTTCCGCTTACTATGTCAAGAAACGCCACATTCTGCAAAAGCACCTCCTTACCGTAAAACAGAAGGGAGTATTTGTATTTTCCTGCTTCGTTAAGATTATCTCCCGATGGGGCTTGGTACAGGATGAATGTATTACCGTTATATACGACTGTATCGTATTCCGATTCGCTCTTTGAGTTGTATGCCTTGAACTCTATCGGAACAACGGAAACGACTTCACAAGTCAATTTTCTCACTTCCTGCAAAGACGGGCTGTATGAAAAATCAGCACTCTCCGCAATAACCCTATTTCCTCTTTTAATCTGTAAAATCATTGGTCTTTAAAGCGTTGGTTGGTCAATACTGAAATTTAACGAAAATGTATAGGCGGACACAAGTCGGTCCGGGTTCTGCAAGTCCTGAACGTCCTGATAACTCATCTTTGCACCTGTTTCAAAACCAGTGCATCTTATCACCTGCTTTGCCGATTCCCCCCATATATCATTCCATATAGAGAATGAAGATGAACCGTAAGGCGTACCGGGAGTGGCAGGTATCACATTGGTTATATATGAATAGAACGAACGGATATTCGTCTTTACCGTTTCCACATCTCCCAAAGCGGCAAATGTTATGCTTCCTTCCGTTGGCTGGTAAACAGGCGTGACAGGTTCGTACACCTTCTGACCGTTCTTGTCATACCATTTTTCGGCATAGGCTTCCTTTCTTGTCGGCAAATCCCATAATCCCTTGCTTTCAAGTATATACAGCCTGTATGTGGCATACAAATCCTTTGCCGTATCGCTTCCTTTCTTTATAAAATATTTAGCTATAGCCATTCGTGTACATTGTTTATTAGTGCAAAAATAACAAAAATAGTCTTAGAAACCATCTAGTTTTAAAAATTATTTTTCTATATTTGCATCACAATCGGTGCTTTGGATGAGTGGTTTAGTCAACGGTCTGCAAAACCGACAACAGCGGTTCGATTCCGCTAAGCACCTCAAGTGATTGGATTTTTTTGTTCATAATCAATCTCAAACGCCCTGCCGACTGTGAAGCTAGCAGGGCGTTTATTTTAGTCAATTATAACCTTTATCGCATTTCCGCCTGACCTTGGGGCAATGGAAACGACACTTAGGAGTGCTGTCTTTATCGCCATAGTTGCGGCAAGCTGCTGGGTGAGAACCTCCAACTGTGACTGCTGTATGGCTGTCATGTTCGTTCCTCCCGTTCCTGCCGAACCACCGTTAAGCGATACCAATTGACGGAGTAGATCGCTTTGTACAATCATTTCGTATCTCATCCCGTTAAGATAACCCAATGCCTGGTTGAATGTATTCTCGTCAACTCCTGCAATGGCATTGGACAGACCTTCCGCATTTTCCTCCGTTTCAGTAAGCATACCACCAAGGGCGTTGTTTATCTCATTGACTACACCTCCGGCTTCCGCAAAGGCTGATTCCAATGAACCCATTACATTTCCTAGTATTATAAGTTCATCCTTATCTATCTTGTTATCCGCAAACATACCACCTTTGCCGTCTGCTCCGAACAGTGTGGTCTGTACCTGTTGCATTGCCTTTTCTATGTACTGTTGCTGTACCCAACTCTTAACAACATCTCTCATAACGTCTGCCACAGTATCCTTGTACGCCTTGGCTGCATCCTCTCCTTTCAGCCATGCTTCGACAAGAGCGTCACCTATCTGGCTAGCCCAGTCTTTCAAGTCAATGCTGTACAATTCACTTGCAAGAGTTTCTGTATAATATCTTATCTCATACTCTAATTCTTTTATGGTCTGTTTGTATCCTTCTACCTTTTCCCTGTCGGACTTTTTCTTATCTTCTTCGGCAGCAAGAATATCCTTTTGAATCTGCAACTGTTCTTTTAAGTTGGAAACCTGTTGGGATGTCACCTCATCAAGTCTTGCCGGGTCTATAATGTGCTCAAATTCCTTTTCAAGCATATTATATATATTGGTCAACTTCTTTGATTCAAATTCAAGATCTTCTATATGCTTTTGGAGCCTTTTGTCATGCTGTCTGTTAAATGTAGCGATAACATCAAGAGGCATGGATATTGCCGAGCCTATCGCACCTGCAAAATCACCGCTTTTGAATGAATCCCATGATTTCTTCACGCCTTCATTCATAACTCCCATAGCTTCCGAGAACTGGTTCATTTCTCGCATAAATCCGCTCTCGGTATCCTTACCCATAGAATCCATGAGGTTGGACACGGATGCTATTATCTGCTGCATGGCTTTTATGGCATTGTATATGTTGGTTATGATAAAGTCGATAAGATTTACCGTCTGCAAAGCGTTCTGTGCGGCAGCCATCATTCCTTTACCAGTCTTGACAGCTTCCTGTCCGCTCTTATATCTTGATTCGGCTTCCGACTTGGCACTCAAAGCGGCATTGGCGGCTTCTTCATCACCATTCTTCATTGCGTCCTCATATGCCTTGGAAGCATTTTTGATGTCAGCCATAGCCTGTTGCATATCATTCATACCTGCCATCATCTTTGACTTTCCAGCATCATATCTCTTGTTGTACAGACCTTCAATACCATCTTTCATGTATGTTTGCAAGTCAGACTGATTGTTCTTCATCATCTTCTCTATCTGCTTGTCCACGCGTTCAAGTTCTTTCATGTACTCTCTTGCACTGATAGCACCCGATCTGAATGCACTATTAAGCATTTCCCTTGTCTTGTCAGCTACAGTATTTGCAGCTTCCATAGACATTGCTTCCACCGCACCGAAGAAGTTTTGATAGTCGGTAGTCAACTTAAACAAGTCCATCTCTTCGCTTTTCTGCAATGCGGAAGTCAAGGATGTATTACCCATTCCTTCTGCGGTTGCGATCTTTTTACGGTACTTTTCTCTGATAATATCCACCTGGGTATAATAATCTCCATATTCAGCCAAATCATTAGCATATTGTCTAGCCATCTCACCGAAATAGCCTTTCCATGCGTCAATCATACCTTGGATAACTTGTTTCTGTTCATCACCTATATTCTTATTCCCCTTAATAGCCTCCTGTACCTGATTGATATACTGGTTCATTGAGGTGAATGAAGATGTGTCGGGCACGACAGAAACGCCAAGGTCAAGATTCATTCCTGCCAATGCGGATTGCAAATTGTTATATATACCTGCTGCAAAACTTTCAGCCATGGTAGATGTGTCACCGCTGAATTGAACGGCAAGGTCTAAGGCAAGGTCTGAATCACCCGTTATCCCAAGTATGTCACTGTAAAAGTCATACTTGTTCTTGTATCTGTCAAACTCATCCGTAATCCTCTTCATCACCTTCTTGGCTGCATCAACATAAATTTCAGAGGACAATTCGGCTGCTTTCCTTGCATTTTTAACAGCATCCTGTGGAACACGTGTTTCCAATTCCTTTGCAGCCTTGTTGTAATTGTCAACAATAGCCTGTTTGTCATATACAAGGTCTACGCCAAGTTTTAACGCCTGTGAACCGTAGATGGATTCAATCTGCTTTTTGGCTTCTTCCTTACCTATGTTAATGCTCAAATCCTTGAACTTGGAATAGGCGGATTCAAGCAATGACAACCTGTTTTTCCAAAGGTCAGCAAGAGGATCTCTTTTTTGTGCTTCCTTCTTCTGTTTTTCTAGTTCAAGATTAAATTGTTTTGCTGTTCCTGTAGCTTTCGACATCGCTTCATTGGCAGCGTTAAACTCGCTTATTATTTGCCTTAATGTTTCAAGTTCTTCAGGGTCTACCAATCCTGTCAGTTCGTATTTATCCCCTACTTTTTTCAGTTTACCCTCTTTGGAAAATTTGTCAATAGTTCTCTGATAGTTTTCTATTGTACTTTTTGAATCCTTATATTCCTTTTTTACGGAATTAAAGAAATCTTCTACAGTCTTTATATCTGACGTTTTGATTGTTATAGTCCACGCTTTTCCTGTAATCTCGTCAAGAGATTTCTTCCATCCTGTCAATCCTGCTTGGGCTTCCCTATCATCAAGTTCAAATTGAATACGCCATCTTTCTTTTGCCAGTTCGTTTAATTTCTTTCTAGCATTTTCCCCTAATTCATTAGCTACTGCAAATTCATCAAGATGTATCTTTAATTGTTTCTGTTGCTCATCAGTAAGGTTCTTTACATCTATATTGCCAAATACATCTTTAAGTTTTTTCTCAGTATATTTTGCAAATAAATTAAATGATGATTCAAGTTTTTTTACTTCATCTGTGATACCCATCCTCAACTTCTCATATTCCTTCAACAATTCCTCACTATCAAAATGGGTTTTGTTCTTGAATATTTCAAATGTTCTCGCATCCCCTGACGTTTCAGCCAAAGAACGTATCTTCTCGACAATAGTAGCTGCCGAAGCCCCTTTGTTTATCAGTTCGGTGAGTTCGTTTCTCCATTCCTTAGTACCCTTACCCATATTTATAATTTCCTTGGATGCCTGTACTATCTGCCCACGAAACTCTTCTATATCCTTACTTGCCGAAGTTAGTTTTACAGACGATTTCTCATAATCTTTAAGCATATCGGAGAATGAATCACCAAATACGCCTGTAGATGTTGCCTTGTCTGCCTTGAACAATATATCCGCATTTTCGGCAGCACGTTTATAAACTTGCTCTAGTTCCGATGCTGACTTTTGCAAATATTCCACACGTGATTTCTGATCATCTATCTTCTTGCTGTTCTGTATTATATACTGCCCCATATTGCCATATTTAGACAATATTCCAGTCAGCGTTTCCTCATACGACTGCAACTGTTTCGTGTCAAGCTGTTCAAGGTTTTCTGGGGTGAGTTTATCGAAGTTTATTTTGTCAAGGTCTTTTTGCAAGTCACTGTATGATTCGCGGAAAGACTTTGCACTGTCCTTTATCTTCTGATTGAACTCTTCCGAGCGTGCAGACATCACATGAAACGCTTCCGCTACAAGCCCTGCAACGGTAAGTATCGTCATAAGAGGATTAGCCTTTATTGTAAGCCACAATGTTTTCAATGAATTTGTCAAACCGAATGTTGCCAGTTTGAATCTGTTCATCAACATTGTCGTTTTTGTCATAGACAACATTCTTGCAGCTTCCGCACCTGTCAGTTTAAGTTCGGTGACAAGAAGATGCCGTTCAGCCTGTGTCAGCATATTCGTGGCAAGAATACGTTTTGCCATCTCTGCCGACATCTTTCCCGAATTAACGGCAGCAGCTATCTCTACGGCAGACAGCTTGGATGCTGTAGCTATCTTCCATCTCTCGGCAGTAGTGAGCGTTCTGTACATCGCAGCCTGTTTAAGCAACTGTGCTTCCCGTAATTTCTCAGCCTTAATTGCATTAGTTGTTGCGACAACTTCTTTCCCCAGCATAGCCGTTCTAGCTAGCTGTAATCCTTTCAACGCGGCATATCCTACAGCAACGCCCTCTATTGCTTTAGAGAAATATCTCCAGTTGTTCATTGCATCGGTTATGCTTCCCACAATTCCTTTCAGAACGGAATCATTCGCCTCGCCTATGTCATTCATCATAATCTTGTATGAATCGGCAAGGTTACTTACCATACCTTTCAAAGATGCGGCTTGTATTTCCTGCATCTTGTAGAACATACCACCATCTTCCGTCATTGTGGTAAACATCTCCCGAATATACTCGAAAGGAATCTGACGTGTTGATATGGCGTTGAACACATCATCAGTAGTTTGAGCCACGCCTCTTACTTCTTCCAGTTTCTTTCTCAATGCGTCCAATGCAGGAATACCAGCTTCTGTCAACTGGCGTAATTCCTGCCCCCTTAACACACCTGCGCTTCTTATCTGGCCATAGGCAAGAATGATACGTCCCATATCAACGCCAAGACCTGCGGAAACGTCCGCAAGGCTTTTCATTGTACCGTACAATTCATTGACAGGTATCTGGAATGCTGCAAGCTGTTTGGTATATCCAACCAAATCACTGAACTGGAAAGGAGATATTACAGCAAGACCCTTAATCTGACTGAATATCTGGTCAGCCCGTCTTGCATCCTGTATGATGGCACGCAATGACACTTGTTGTAACTCGAACTCTCCACGAATGGCAACAAGTTCCTGAAACATATCTCTGAAAAAGTAGAACCCGGCATAAGTCTTTATCGTATTGACAAACTCACGCATCATTCTGCTCTGCTTTGTCAGTTCCTCGGAAAACTCCTTTGAACTTGCAGCATTTTTCTGATTGGTCTGCTGCATCTTTGTTCCATAGGATGTGGCTTCGTTTACAAACTTGTTGTGTTCCTGTATCTTCCTGTTGAGAAGAGTAAGGGTACGGTTATAGTTTGCATCAGTCGTATTAAGTGCATTACGCCTGTTTGTCAATTCAGAAATAAGATTGTTAGCCTGATTGATAGACGTAGGATTGATATTAAGCAATTCATTCGTTGATGTTTTTCTTAAAGATGATTGCAACTTCTCCAATCTGCCCTGCAATTTTTGAATAAGAGCGTCAGCCTTTGTTATCTGATTGCTGTTTAAAGGAATATCAACCTTAAATTTATTCAATAGTTCAAGGCGTTTTTGTATGGCAGCAATTTTCTTGTTCAAGTCCTCAGCACTTCCCTCCGGCATACCAAGGGCAAGTCCAGACTGACCAGAAAGGTATTGTAGATACTTCTGATTAGTCTGCTGCATCTTCTTATTTGCCTGTTCCTGTTTTGTAGCTTGCTTTTCCATCTCCTTCGTCCGTGCAATTTCCATCTCGTATTGCTGGCGTAGAAGATTAAGTTCTCTTTCATCGGAAATAGACAATTTAGGCGCACTGTTAGCTGTAAGGGAATATGCGGTTTTCAATCTGTTCAATTCAGCAACAAGATCATCTATCGCTTTCTTCTGACTTTCAAGATTGGCTTTTCTTGTAGCCATCCCCTTATCTCCGCCTGCATTGCCTAGGTTACGGTAAGTCTTTTCTAGCTTGTCATACTCCCTTGTCGCTTCGACAATCTTGTTTGACAATTCTTCCATCTGAACAAGTATATCCATTTTCTTGTTCGACTTTCCTTTCCCTACCTTGGATGCGTTTTCATTAGCTTTATTTATCTTTTCTACAACCTCGCTAAGTTCTGCGTTCATTTTACCTATATCAGTCAACATAGGCTTAAAGGACATCTCCTGGTTAAAGGTGTCCTGTAGTTTCTTCTGTATATCCTTTATCTGTTTGTCAAGACCTGAATCATCTAGACCGATCTTAAACTTTAATGCTCCTAAATCAATATCAGCCATACTAATAAACTTTAATTATGGCAAAAATAACAAAAAATAAGCATAATTATATGATTGATAACAAGTAAAAATATATTAGCATTTTTTAACATATTAAAAATAGTAAATAAAGCCAATTATACTATCTTTGCATTGACTAATTTTTATAACTATGGCTGTAGAAGAAAACAAAGTAACGCTAGTAGGCGTAAATAGTGCTAGTGTCATGTTCAGTAATGATGCTAATGCTGAAAAACAGTATAAAGTAAAAGCAAATGTAAACGTATCAGATGGCACTAACATCAATTCATTTGATAGCGGAGTAGTGAAATCTCTTGAGTCGGAAAATATGTTAGCGACTTTTTATTTCAATCAGGGGGGAGGTATAAATATAAACTACAATGACCACCCGGAACTGGATACCCAGATCGCTGTAATTACCATTATCAACTCCTTTGTTACCGATGTAAAAAGCTACATCAATCAAAAAGGAATATCAACAATTTCGCTTTAAAAGAAGAAGATATGACAAACCAAGAAATGTTTTTAAAGAGATTAACTCTCTTGAATATCCCCTTATCACTAGAAGGGAAGGAACTTCCATCAGAACTGAAAGCAAAAATCATGCTTATGCGTGTCGCTTACGACAAAGCTGCAAAAGCATTCGATGATGATATGCAACAGGTTCTTAAAGAAATAAAGAAGGAAGGATATGACGAGCGCGCACAGAAAATCAATCGCATGAAAGAGATTGACGGTAAGGAAGATGCGACAAAAGAGGAAAAGAAAGAAGCGGATGAAATCAGAAAAACAGAAGAAGATTTCAACAAGGAAACAGAAGAGCTGAATAAAGCATACTCCGAAGCATACCAAGAGAAAATGAAAGAGGAATGTGATATGAAGCCTAGAAAATTCGCTTTTGAAGGATTCGCTAAAATCATTGAACTTATTGGTACTGACGGTGCAATTAAAGTGAAATGGAACTCTCCCGAAGCATTGGAAATACCGAAGGAGGAATTTATCTCGCTTATCGCAACAAACTTAGTAGATAACCTCGAATAATATATAAGATATTAAAGTTTACTGTATATTTTATATATGCTTCATTTGGAGTCAGGTTATTAGCCTAAGCACTTTGAGTGCTACGTTGGATGAGAATGATATATAGTTACCTACGGATGTTTACCCAAGTCTGTAGCTCTAAGTTAAGTGGTTAAAAGGAGTAGCGTATTCGGTGAAACGGTGCTGCTTATGAAAACCTCATCCAACATTGGCGATGGGTATTTAACGGGAGTAATCCCGACTTATGTTGAATAAACATTAATTTAAAAGACAATGGAAGCAATAAGAAAGATGTTTCTTATAAGAAATTGAAATATATTTCATATGGGTTGATTGATGTGACGAATAAATGAATTTCAGATTTATAATATGATTTAATGTTTTTAACAATAAAACGCACATGAATAAGCCATTTTCTATATTGCTATTTTTTTTGTTACTGTCGTGTTCTTGTTCACGCAAGCTACTTCCATCTTCGACAAATACAACCATAGTAGACCACAACACGACAGTAACGGAAAGAGTAGTATGGCAATCAAAAATAATAACTCTTCCAACAGAACACATACAACATACAACATTTGAAGATAGTTCACACTTGGAAACATCATTAGCCGTATCAGACGCTAAAATAATGTCGGATGGCAGGCTTTTTCATAGTTTGAAAAACAAGAAAGACTTTCTACAAGACAGCATCTCATCCTTGGAAAAAGAAACGGTAGTGACGAAAGATTCGATAATAACCGTGGAGAAAATTGTAGAAGTAAAGGTAGAAAAGGAATTGTCTAAATGGCAAAAAATACTAATCAATCTTGGATACATAGGTATCGGTTTCATATTGTTTTCAGGTTACAAAATAGCCCGAAAGTTCGTGTAACTTTCGGGCTTATTTTATTGGGGATTGATAAAATTTATGGAGCGTAATCTTCAACCATACTATAGGTGGTATTTACCCCTGTGGCTCTTGCTGCAATATAATAATCATAAGAAAAATCTCTACTAACATTAAAGGAATACATAGATGATCTATATGTTCCTTTTGCCGGAACCTGTGCAATAAGTCCTGTAAGTAATGAACCAGCATTTTCTCCAGCTTCTGGAACTGTTCTTGTCCTCATTAACACAAGAACTATACCACGTATAGTAACAGCAGACCCACTATTATTTGTTATAATGAAGTTGTACGTAATTTGGTTATTAGAAGAGTTCCATGTACCGAATGCTTCTATCACGTATAGAGATCCAGCTGCATGAATAGTCATTGTTTTTGGTGTTACTGGAATAGGTATGTATATTCCTTGTTTTAATTCATCATCTACTCCTATTTTATTAGATGACAAGAAAAAAGATACTTTCCATTTACCTACATAACCACCTATATTTAATAACCTTATAGATACTGAATCAGTAAACATACTTTCAGATGTTACTAAAAGGTATCTAGTATTTTGTAAAAGTCCTACCCCTGCATACATTTCAGAAAATGGAGTTCCTTGATAGCTTAAATAGGATAGCAAAATGTTATCATCATTATCTGTTGTCTGTTCAAGTTGTATTTCTAGATTATTAGATGTGTCCAAATATACATCTGATGGAACGTTATCTCCAAAAGGAACTATAGCATTATGATTATATCCGTTGAAATCCAATATCCGATAAGGTGCTGAATCTCCACCAGTAGGAGCATTATATCCCCAGTCTACACCATCAAAAAGGTCTTTTAGAAATCCGCTATTAAGCGTTCCTGGCGACATGTATCCCACTACACTTAGACCACATAAACCATCATTAGCTTTCCAATAATCAGAACGATAATCTAAGTATGGTTGCCTCACAGGTTTATATTTACTCCATTTATTTATTTTCCCGTGGGTGTTTGCACAAGCATATCCTAAATCATAACCATCACTAGTAGGACCGATGCCTAGAGTAGGATATACATCACTATCCAATCCGACAGGTGCGGTGATTTTACCGTTAGAGTGACCCATAGACTACACCTCCACAAATTTATTGCAGACGATATTGCCGCCCATTGTCAAACTACCCGTCACACGTACATCACCATCAATAATGACAGCTTGTGACAAATCAAACTCTTCTGGTACCTCACTACCATCTAAGGCTATTATCTCATAAAGCCCCTCTGTCGGGCTAAAGCCCCTCTGTGCTCCCTCGCTTCGCTTCGGTCGCACACCAAATTTCCGTTTACAAACAAATTAATCTTCATAAATATTGTTTTTTAAATATTTCGCAACACTATCCATTACACACTCAACACACCAACCTATAAGGTATGCAAAATGCTCATCCTGCCCATTTTGATACCCCATTGCTATATCACAATAATCAAATACATTACATACAAAATGATATGATTCATGAGCAACAGTGCTTACCCCTATACCATCGTTGGATAACCAAATAAGTACACCTAAATGGTTTGTACTTTTTTCCCTTACAAAAATAGTCATGCCATTACAGCTCTTAATTTCATCTTTGGATGTATCTATCGGGTCATGATTAAGTTTGGTGAATTTTCTATGTATTTTTCCCCATTGATCATCTCCCACTGCAACATACAGTTTAAGGGGATATATTTTAGGATCGTATTTTGTTATCATCGCAAAACATCTTTTAGTAATATATCTGGATGCTCTTCTTTAGGTTTAGATTCTTTGAATCTATATATAAAGCCACTTGCATCCTTGTTAGCTTCCTTATATAAATCTTCTGTAAGAGAAGCCTTGTACAACTTAACTTTCTCTTCAAAATGATAATCAAGTTTAGGCTGGTCCATTATTACTGCCTGTATATAACTCCATGAATATTTCCATAGCAAAGCCCAGTCCTTGATTATCATCAATCCTCCGAATAGCCTTAAATCTCCTCTGAATTGGGGGAAATCTTTTTGGATAGATCCTCGTGAGCCGATTTTGCATCGAGAGATAATTTCATGGCATCCTTCTTGCTTAATGTCGCTGTCGTATCTATCAAGAACGCTAAACGGATTGTATTTGTAAAAAAATCACTTACATTAGCCCCCTCCACGATGGCTTCTATCAACGGAGTGAGTTCCTTATGGTCATAGTGCCTGCTTAACCACCAGGCGTATATACGCCTTGCAAAAGGAATTATTTCAAAAAACCAATAGTTGTTCAACACTCCTGCCGCTGCAACTTTGTACGGAATAGACGCATCATTTTTCATAATTGCAATCATTTCCTTTTTTGCTGTATCTGGATTGATAATGTCGCGTATCAGCAGCTTATCCACAATATAGTCGTATGCGCCTAATCTAAGACCACGCACCTTGAATTTCTTATTGCCAACCATAACCTCTTTGTATTTATGAGTGGCAAACTTCTGCATCTTTATCTGATCATCTAAGTCAGGTTGCTTCCAGTTGAATATTCCCATTTTTCTTAAACTAACTTGAACGGTTTAATCATTAATTTTCCTTTCACATCTACCTTTGATATGTTCTTTGGAGTATTTGTATAAACGAATACCCTTGTATATTTAGACGATACAATATCAAGTTTGGCATCGTCAATCAAAGAAACGTGTACTATGCTGTTGTCAAGCGCAACAAGGTTTACACGGCTGTTATCCTTGACATACATTTCTCCTATACCGAAATCGTTGAATGTGACAACACAATCACACGAACCGTTAAAAATAGACCATTTAGGATTGCTTATGAACAGGTTTGTATCATCAACGAAAATATTAAACTTCTCCCTAACCCCTGCAAATTCTTTTTTGATTATTTCATTTGACGGGTATCTGTTAAGCAGGCAGAAATCAATGTATCTAATATACATCTCGCATAATTCATATTTATCTAGGTTACCCCATTCGTTCAATCCTTTTTCGCAAGCTCTAAGAATTATAGCCTTTTGCTTTAATTTATCAGACAATTCTTTATCTGTCATGGTGTTATTTTTTACAGCAAAAATACAACAAAGGTTAACAAAAATCAAACACAATCAGTTAAAAAACAATAAAAGCCGGACAAAACGCCCGGCTAATAATTCATCACCCCATATACCTCATTCAGCCGAATTGTCAAGTTCGAGAACCATCATGGTTTTCAAATGCTGAGTGTTAACTTCCAATGCTGTCACAGTAACGGAGAATCCAAGGTATCCAGCGTTACTTGGAGCACCTGTGAAGCTGACAGCCCATGATGCCTTCGGGAAGAAGATCATACGGTCACCAGTACCGTTGATAATACCGATAGGACGTACAAACTGCTTGAATGCACTTGCACCAAACCCTTTCAGTTTCTGAGAAATTCCCTTACCGAAAGCATCAACAGTATCAGTTAAACTACTTAATTCCAACTCAGCCCTGGTTTCGTCCCCTTGTGTAAAGAAAGCGAAAGCGGCTTTTGAAGTGGACATACCTGTAAAGGTAAATGCCATAGTACCCGGTGTGATATTCTGGAATACGGTAGCACCCTGCTCGTTCTTTGTTTCAGAAGTGTCAGCGTCAGTACCAGCGGATTCCGTAGTACCAGATTCAATATTGGGAAGAATCTTCGGATTCTTAAAACTTGAATATTGAGTACTATCGGTGATTTCAATCGCATCAAATGTCAAAGCAGCCGACTGCCCGTTCAAGTAAGCAGGGCTGGTGTCTAAATTTACTCGTGCCATTCTATTTTCTGTATTTAAAAAGTTATTGTTAATTGTTGAAAACGTATCTACCGATGCGCCTCCACTGTTTTTTCTCACGTTTCTCATGCAGCTAATCCTTTGAAATATCAACATTCAACAGGACGGACATATAATAAAACCCAACCCCGTCAAACATTGGTGGTAAAACATTAAATATCTCGAAATGAAGCTGCACAGTCTTTTGCGGGAACAGTTCTACCATTTTCTCACTCAACGCATCCATGACAGACGGATATACGTTCCCGGGCAATGCCCTTACAAACAGAGTAACCGTAGCCATCGTTTCGCCTTTCCCGAAGTGACCGTAGGGGCCGCTCTCGGTATTGCTGACAATTCTTGTATTGTTGTTTACGACAATAAAACTAGTTACCTTATCATCAACACTTGCAGGACGCTGTACCTTATATACATCGTCAGCAATCTTCTTGTCCAATACAATATTGTACAAGGTGGTATTTATTGTTGAAGGATTAAAGTAGCCCATAACTTCACTTAAAATATTTGTTTAACATATTAGCTGCAATTTTCTTAAAAACCACAGTATATTTGCCCCCTTTTAAATCTGTCTTTGTCTTAATCCAAGAATCTGAAAGAACGTTCAACAGGTGATAGTTCTCAACATACTTGGCATAATACATGACAGCAGCGACAACCAGTTCATATTTTTCAGAACCATCGGATTTATAACTGTTGAAGAAATTTTCGGCAAGTTCACGCCCCCAATACTCGACATTGTTACGTTTCCTAGGCTCATTTGCAACTTTCGTTGCATTTGCCCACACAATCTTCTTTAGGACCCCATCTTTGTAAATGCCACATCCATAACTATCTTCAAGATTGAAAGTTTGGTTGGTAAAGCCCTCCAAGTCTTTTATATCATCCATGACATTCGTGGCAATATCCTCCATGAACTGCATGATAGAAGCATCCAAGGCAAGCTGGACATTACTACCAAACTCTTTCAATACTTTATCGTTGTTATTTGCCTGCATTTTTTGTACTTGTCTTTCTTGTTACTGGTTTACTCAGTTTCTCAATCTGCTTTTTTAGCAAATCTCGATCATCTTTAGCGCATTTCAGTTCTGTTTTAATATCATTCAGTTCATTGTAAAGCTCCTGTATCTTCTGATAAGCATTGTGGAGAGATTGCTGATAACTCAAAATTTCCTCTTGCGCCTTCTTCAACTGATCACCCTGAATAGCAAACCCCTTTTCAAGATTGTCCAAGGTAGAAGAATCAATTTCAGTTTCCATCTTTTCCTTCTTCTGCTTAAACATTAACATTGAAGTTAGAAGGGTTATGCCATTTGTACCCAACAAAGCAAGTATTATTTCCGTCCAATTGATTGTCATAGTATTCTAGTTTTCTATTTGGTTAAAGTATATTACCGTACCAAATTCCATATTGTTAAATGGAGGTTTCTTTATCTCACGCCAACTATTGCTGTTGTCCGAAAACGGATGGTTGAAATTCTGCCAATCCAACAGACACCCGGAAGGTATGGTTACATCGTTATCTTCTAGGTAGGCGGCATATTCGGATTTGTCAACATCATTCGTTTCCGAACCAGTATCCTTTTCCTGTATGTTTGCCCTTCCTTCGTATATCATCTCCCAATACGGGGCGGTCTGATATTTATCCGAACTGTTCTTGTTCTGATAAATTCTCACCATATCAGGAAACATATCCTCACCTAAAATACTCTTTCCCATACTACCATCTTAATCTAGTTATTTCAACATCTGTTCCAACATCCAAATTCAAACCCCATTTGGCGTATAAATCCTTTGCGCGTTGCTCCAATCTTTTCTTGTCATTGATAGAAATAGTCTTGCTTGTGTCGGTAATTGACCAGTTTCCGGCTTTCTTTGTCTTTCCCTGTATCGTTGAAGGGGCAGTACAAACAATGAGCAACAAATCAGCATAAGCCAAATCCTTCTTCATCTCAGACGTTTCACGGCTATCATCAGACAAACGGAATCCCCATTTCTGGGCAACACTGATATACGATGTGTTTTTCAACTCATAGTCAATCTGTGCTTTCAGATATTCACGCATAGACATATAGAAATATGCTTCTACCTTCATGTTACCCTTTGCTGTTATCTGAGGGGTAACTTGAATAGTGAACGGATTATCCGAAACTTTCAGTCTATCCTCCGGCTTCAATGTTTCATTGTCGGCAATAAGCCAGTATCCGAACTCTACACTTTCTTCGGGAATAGCTTGGAGCGTGAGAGTATCTCCAATGAAATACTCCCCTGCGCCCTTTGCTGTGCCTTCGCCATTTATATCAATAATGACCTTCATGGTTCAACTTTTTACAATCTCGTATTTGACAGTTCGTCAACCTTCATGATGATAAGGTTGTTCGGATTCTTCATCACAGGACACGCCCACAATTCACCTGAACTCTTCTCAGCATACGGTTCAGAAGAATACTGATGCAAGAACGCGATACGTCCGCCTTCCAAAGAAGAAATACGTACAGCCGGGTTGGTATCCTGCAAATACATTGACGGTGAGTTCTTGATACGGAAGAACTGACCGCTCTGAACAAGAACAACGGTGTTCTTTTCAAAAGACGGTTTGGCTTCCTCAATCACGCCAAGTTTGTTCCATTTTGATTTTTCCTCAATAGGGATAATCACAGGAATAGAGAACACCTTCATCAGCACATCAACAATTTCCTGATTGTTCATAGGATAGATTGTAGTAGATGCTGCGGCAGGAACAAGACGAGCCTGTACTGCTGCTGTCACTTTCGGGTGCATCAGGAAGTTGTCATACAAATCCTTGGACATTTCAAAGTGGTCGTATGGTACACCGTCATTATCGGCAATCTTACACATTCTTTGAAGGTCTTTAATAGGATCTGCATTTTCGTTCGGTGTCCAGGGAGTATCGTTAAACCATTTCTGCTTCAACGCTTTCAACTTGTGTTTTGCAGGAACACGATAGTCAATCTGAACAGGGATTGAGTTGGTACCACTAGCTGTATAGTTAAGCATACCTGTAGAAAGAGCCTGATAAGTCATGCAATTCAACTCGGTATGGAAACCTTGGATACACGCTTCCATCTTTGTGTACCATTTCTCACGGATCTTGTCAAGCAATGCGCCTTGCGGAATGTCAAGTTCATAGAACTCCTGAATATCGGTTTCCATAAACTGAATGGCGTGACCCATCTTCGGAATACGGCCCGAATACCATTCAAATCCAGTAGTGTCCATGATAGGCTTTTCAGCCAAAGGAGCAAGCATCACAGGACGGGTAGCCTGTGTGTATTCGTCAACCATGACATTCCATGATTTACTCATCTGAGGAACATCCCAATCTCCGTAGCTTCTCCAGTTTTCGTTATCAAATTTCTGATTGGCATAATCCATAAGTTCCTGCATCTCCCCGGAGAAATGCCAATCATAGAAACTAAATGTCGATCTTTGCATAAAACGAAAAAATTTAATTAGTTATACAATGTGTAACGGAAAACGCAAGGATATGATTCATCATCCTTCATCGCCTTTTTGATTGCCGGAGCTACTGGCGGAATACGTTTTTCCAAAATCTCACTTGTCACCATCCATGCACCATTGAAAGGATAGAGAGTGGCACCAGGAATGGTGTCAACATCATAAGGCAGAATAGCATTTGGAATAACCTTGAAATTTGCGCTAGCACCAGCCTGTGTAACCTCAACCAAAATATCGGTCAAGTCCAATATACCTGCATTCCCAGACAATGTAAGGATGTCATATTCGTCATGAGACGAATCAATAGCGTTAATGGTATAACCAGTTGTAAGACCTGTGGCAGTAGTAGGTGCTTTACCGACAACCATGCCAACCTTGGCAACTGTATTACCCATGATTTTTTCAACTTTTACCGTAGTACCAGAAGTTGATCTCTCGTACATTCTGAATGAATAGTGAATGTCACCGCCATTCTGCTTTGAGGAATCACATTTAATCATGGTACCAGCCGGAAGTTTGTTCCCAACTGTAGGCATACGTTCTACTGAAACGTTACATCCTACCAACAGTACGTGCAAAGACGTATCATTAGAAAAGATATGTCTTGCGCCACCAATCTTACTATAACTTGTTGCAAGAACTCCTGCTTTCATAATTAAAAAAACTATTTGTTAATTTTACTGTAATATCGGCTGACAATGTTGTTTTCCTTGTTAGCCTTATCTTCTTCTCTCTTTCTATCTATGAATGACTTTACATCGCTAGAACCACCCTTGTCAGAGATGAAAGGATTAATGCCATCCTTTGTGTATTTCGTACACGTTTCATTGTACTTTCCCTGTATTTTCAGAAGAATGCTTGTATCTTCCTCTTCGGGCGAAATCTGAATGTTCTCAAAAATAATGTTGCGCAACAACTCGTTAGGCATACCTGCTTCTGGGCGTTTAATCAAATCAGACAGCTTCTTGCGCTTTTCAGTTACAATCTGCTTCTGCTTTTCCTCCTGCTCTTTAGCTTCAAAATCTTTCTTGAACTTTTCAAACTCTTCAAGTTTAGCCTTGACATCATCGGGCAACTCAAACGGTTTCGGTTCGGGTGCTGGTGTCGGTGTAGGTTGTGGTTGCGGTTGCGGTGCTGGTGTAGGTTGTGGTGCAGAATGTGATTTTTCCCATTCCTTTTTCAAGTTGGATATCTCCTGTTCCTTGATTGTATCCCACTCTTTGCGCTTATCAGACGCAAACGCTCTTACCTGACCTGCCACAGTGTTCTTTAAATGATTCACAACACTTTCATTCCAGAACTTTTCCGCATTTTCCTGCGGTGCGAACGCTGAGAACTCATTAATTGTCTGTTCGATTGTACGATCTGTAATAACGGAGCTACTTTCTCCCAACGCATTCTTGATACCTTCAAAAATGACTTTTACATTTTCATCCATATACTATTTATTTTTTTTTATGTGATTCATGCACAAGACCTTTGCGCACAGTAAGTACCTCTTACCGATGCAAATGTAGTTAAAAAATGTGTATAAGCAAAAAAATATTTAAAAAAACATTATATTTGCAAAATACATACAGAAAGATGGAAGAAATTGACTTAAAATACCGAGGATTAAAGACTAAGGATGTTGTCAAATCGCTGAAACGATATGGCAAAAGGGGAATCATACCATATAAAAGCCTTGATTTCGTCCAAAGATATATAGAGGACAGAAGAAGCAAGGGATACAAGGTAAATATGCTTGCCCCACAGAAAGGTTCACAGGAGGCATTTCTAAGGAACAGGGCAGGGATAAAGATACTTCACGGGAATCGTGGGGGAGGAAAATCCGTATGCCTTGGAATGGATATACTGAGTTCATGCAACCATCCGTCATTTTCCGCACTTGTTTTCCGTAAGGACAAGACATCCGCAGAAAAAGCGGACGGTATTCTTAAAGTGGTTTCAAAGATGGTTGAACCTTATGGTGAGTATATTGATTCAAAACGCCTTTCAAGACTTGACGCAGGAGGTGAAATACGGTACGATTATTTCGGTGATGCCTGCCTGTCGGGAGAAAAAGGCATAAATGAATTTAAGGACAGACAACAGGGTGGTAACGTTGTGAAGGTGGCGATAGACGAGTGCTCACAGGCAACGGAACCTATCATAAACTACCTTCAAACGGTATTGCGTTCATCATCAGGACTAAGAACAGGTCTTACAGGTGCGTGCAATCCAAACCCGTACAGCGATTTCTGGAGAGCACTGGTATCATGGTGGGTGGACGATGACGGAATAGCAATTCCAGAAAGATCGGGAAAGGTAAGATATTTCTTTCAATATGGAGATACTATACATGAAACAGCATGGGGTGACAGCCCACAAGAAGTATTTGCTCAGGCAAAAGATTATATCATCGCAAGATTCGGTAAAAATACCAAAATTGACGAAACAAACTGTAAAAGATACATCAAGAGCATAACCTTTATAGCTTCTGGGCTGGAAGATAACAAGATACTTATGGCTTCCAATCCCGACTATCAGAAAAACCTTGGAGGAACAGCACAGGAAGTATCCATAAACGCATTAGGTTCATGGAAGCTGATAAAAGGGGGAAACGAGTGGATAACCCGTGACGAAATGGAGGAAATGTTCTCATCTCAGCCTGTGTTTGACGATTATTTTGAATGTGCTACACTGGATATAGCATACGGTCTTGGTGACGTTTGTGTAATGGGGCACTTCATAGGACACCACTTACAAGACCTAGAATGGTCAAACACATTAAAGCCTAGGGATTTGAACCTATGGGTAAGAAACAATCTACGGAAATGGGGAATCGGTGAAAACAGACTGGCATTTGACGGTCTTGGAGCACCGACATTCCGTGACGCATTTCCCGAAAGCCTGGCAATACTTAGAGGTGTTCCGAAAAGACTAGACAAAAGCAAGGATGATCAACCTGTAAGATTCTATTTCGATCTAAGGGCACAGCTTGCCGATGAAATGGTAACACGTATAAAAGGAACAAACCTAGGATATTGCGGATTCAGTATAAACCCGGAACTTCTTGACAAACCGTATGTGAACAAAACAATACGGGAAGCACTGATGGATCAGAGAAGAGCAATAAGACGTGACGTGGAAAGGGAAAACGGGAAACTAAGACTGCTGAAAAAACAGGAAGCAAAAAAGATTGTAGGATGCTCGCCCGACTTGATAGAAGGAACATTTTTATACAGGACATATTTTGATATATGCGATATAATGATTGACATACCTAACGATATAATGGATGAATTAAAATATTTATAATTACCTATGGAAATTTTAAAATTAGACGTTTTATTACGAAAAGAACCGTTCAAAGTGGCACTTCCGTCAAGATGTGACGATGGAAGAGGTGGAGGAACAAAGAAAAAGCCAAGACGCTCCACTTTGATATACAAATATATGTCACAGGATGATTTCCTAGCGCAATGGGATACATCAGGACATTATATACATAACAGACCCGACTGGAAAGACAGTATCCCGTCAGACGAGGATTCCACATCATCGGATGATGAAAGCGCGAATGTAGGTGCTCAGAAAAGGAAAAAGAAATCGACATCAACTCCCTACGTACTGCAAAGACGAGCATTTCCTCTTCAAAGGATGATACACAAGAAAAGGGTATCACACCTGTGTACCAATCCTCTTAAATTTCAGATAAAGAAAAGCGCGTCAAACCAGCAGAACAGGGATAAGCTGACAACATACAAGGAATACTGGACTGATTCTCTCATGGAAACAGCCAAGTTTGAACTTATAAGCGAAGCCGGAAAGGTAGGAGATGCTGCCATATATATATATAAGGATAAGGACGAGATAAAATACAGGTCTTTCAGCTACTCAAAAGGAGATATACTGTATGAACATAAAAACAGAAGAGGGGAAAGAATAGCTTTCGCAAGGGAATATACAACCACATATATCTCAGCTGATGGAGAAGAGCATACAGACACACTTGTCGATGTATGGACTAAAGATGAGTTTTACACGCTTGATTCCAACGGAGATATAGCAACGGATATTGACGAAAACGGAAATATCATACAACTGCATCAATTCCATAACCTGGGATTTATACCTGTAGTATATCTACGGCTTGAACTTCCATTTTGGGGGGCAGTACAGGACTTGATAGACGATTTCGAGTTCTTAATGTCAATGATAGGAGAATACAACACACGACAGGCATTCCAAATGCTACTTATCAAGACTAACGGAAGAATAAACATTCAAAGAAACGGATTGGGAGGAACTTCCATTTTACGTGTAGGGGCAGAAGATGATGCACAGTTCATGGGTAAAATGGATGCTTCAAACTCACTGTTCACCGAAATAGATAACATATACAACGGGATACTTGACGGAAGCGGTGTCGTTCCGCCAATGCAATCATCATCAGGTGACAGACCTACTGGAACAACGGCAATGTATTACGAGCCGGAAATGGAATGGGCGAGAAGTGATGCACAAATGATGAATACAGCCATAAATGACATGGCCAATATATTCAAATACTATGTAGGAGTAATGGAAGGTGACGCAACAGGTTATAACGCTCTAAGAATAAACGCTACCATAGAGCCATACTCATACATAGACTTCTCTGAATGGAACAATACACTCGTTCAGCTTGTGAACTCCCGAATAATATCATTACAGACAGCAAGAGAAGAAAGTGACTTCTCTGCAAATAACGAAGATGATAGAATGGACGAACAAGACAGAAGATTAAACGATATGGAAGCTAGGGTGATAGAGGAAAATAATGAAAACAATGAAAACAACGATAACAGCTAAACTATGGGAAAATTTACGAACTTACTAAGAAAAATAAGAAGGACATTAGACTATATATGCCTTAACAATTTGAGAGTTGACGGAATGGAACACCTCATTGCAGGAATACTTGTAGTAAGCGTGGCGCAATGGTTTTTCTCCGTATGGACAGCAATAGCACTAACCTTGTTCCTTCTTGTAGGGAAAGAAATCGTCTACGATAAGTGGCTTAGACAAGGAGTGCCCGAATGGAGAGATGTATTCTGGGGAGCAGTAGGTATGGTGCTTGGATTAATGTGAAAAAAATCACACCACAAGTTTTGATATATAAAAAATTATGCTTTTCTTTGTGGTGAACGTCATAACATAATAATATTTGGCAAAATAAATCGAACAGATTTTGTACAAGATATTAAGAATCCCTCTAAGGTGGCAGAAAGGAAACAATCTGCGACTTCTATGCCCTGCGTATGTTGTGACGTTCACACCTACGGAGGGTTTCTTTTTATCACAATTCGTTAAAATATGAACGTCACAACGAATGAACTTATTCCTATTAGTGATAATAACGGTAAGAGAGCCGTTAATGCACGTGATTTGCATTCTTTTCTTGAAAGTAAAAGGGATTAAAGATCGTATTAAATCTTATGATTTTATTGAAGGTGTTGATTTTCAATCATTCACCGAAATTGTGGAGCGAGAAATAGGAGCTACTAAACGAATCGAATATGCTCTATCAATCAGTATGGCAAAAGAGCTATCCATGATTGAGAACAACGAACGGGGAAGGCAAGCTAGAAAATATTTTATCGCATGTGAGGAAAACAAGCATGAACTTTCCCGAAAGGAGCTTGCATTAATGGTAATACAAGCCGAAGAGGAAAAAGAACGATTGGCTTTGGAAAATAAAAAGCAGCAGAAACAAATAGAAAAACTACAGCCGAAAGCAGACTTTGCAGACGCAGCCTTCAAAAAAATATTGTTTTCGTTTGGTAGTATGGAAAGTTTGCGTAACTTTGTACCGTTCACAGATGACGATTGCATTCGTTACGTTAAGCAAGCGGTTAAGTTGCTCATATCATACATGGGCTTTTTTTATGCCCTTATTGGATATTGGCGGTTGCCTTTACGTAAGATTATAGTATTTGCTCTCGTAGCGAATGCGCCATCTGTGAACAGCGTAAAGTGCAACCGCTTTCTTTTTGATAAAGTTGCCACATATAATTTCTTATAATCTTAAATGTTCACAGATTATGGCAGAATTAGTATTTCAAAACAGCAACGGCAACGATGTGACTACTTCGTTACTTGTTGCGGAAGTGTTCGGGAAAGAACATAGTAAAGTAGTCAGAGACATTGAAAGTCTTTCATGCTCAGCGAGTTTTAATGCCGCCAATTTTGGCGTTATTACCTACATCAATAGTAGAAATCGAGAACAGACCGCTTATGAAATGACAAAGGACGGTTTTAGTTTCCTTGTCATGGGCTACACTGGGGCAAAAGCCGGAGAGTTTAAAGAAAGATTCATCAATGAGTTCAACAGACGGGAAGCCCTACTAAAGGATGATGATTACATCTTGATGCGCTCCCAGCAGATTCTACAGAAACGTATAGAGATTGCGGAGGAAAAGATTAAGTGTCTTGAACAGCAAAATTCCAAGCTCCAGCCGAAAGCCGACTTCGCCGACAAAGCCTTTGCAATGGAAGGCAAGTGCGATATAGGACAGGCGGCAAAGATACTTAGCTTGCCTTTTGGGAGAAACTCTTTGTTCAAAAAACTTCGTGAAGCAGGAGTATTCTTTGCTAACAGGAACGAACCAAAACAGAAGTATATTGATGCTGGGTATTTCGAGATGAAAGAAAAGCCTATTCCAAGAGAGAATCACCCAGGTTTTGTCGTGATGGTTGTTCTATGCACACAAAAAGGTCTTGCATACATCAATCACCTGTTTGGCGGAAAACCGTCCGATGGGAAATTGGCGAGAATAGTATAGCACTGTACATAATCTATTATTACTAAAAAACAAGGAGCGACAAAAACATCGCTCCTATATTTCCTTTAACGTATAATTGATCACTTTATCGTAACCCAAACCTGTTCGCCACGCTTTATCGCATCGTCAATCAATTTGTTCAACTTGTCAGAAGTATAGCGTGATTCAGTAAGCCTTCCTTTTGATGTATTGTTACCTACAAGGATACATCCGGCAGAATCCTTTGCTGTATTCCCAGCGTGAAAAAGAATACCCTCAAAATGAGGAACATTCAACAGTCTTGGCATATTACGTCCGAATTTTGGGGACCAGTTGTATATAACCTGGTATCTTCCATAAGGAATAGCAGATTCAGCATAAACCTTCTTCTCGTTTCCATCAAACACTCCGTTCTTATTCACGTCAACAACACGATCTTCAATCGTATTACTGAAAAACTCACCATCAATATACAAACGCCCTATAGTATAATCAGGCTTACACCATTTTCTTTCTACTAATAGTTCCATGATATTTTATTTAGTTATACATTGCAAATATACAAAAAAGTATTAGGCATTAATGTTAATTTTTACACACATTTTAGAACGTTAATCCGTTCGGGGCGATACCAACGCCCGCTATCGGCTATCATGAAAGAATCACCGAATACTTTTCTACCTATATTAAGCGCACCATTCACATCGGCATTGATAACCTTTCCAATTACCGACTTGAACAGCCCTCGCTTGACACGCTTACCGAGATAGCTATCATGCTTGCATATATCCTCCATAGATAGAGCATCACATTTGCTAGTGTAACTTTCCTCATGTTCGATATAGCTGATACCTGCAAGCTCGCACTTGTATCTAAGGCAGCTTCTCAACCTCGCAAAAGGGATGAATGTAAACTTCTGATTGTTTACTCCGCCCATATTGACGGATTGCTTCCATCCTTTGTTGTAGCCTACAGCAAGAGTGCCTATATGGTGTGATACAAGATAATCAACGA